CACAAGTAGGGACCGTGAGTTTTACAATAAATGAAGTTGTAGAATTTCCTGCATTTAAAATATCAAATGGGTTGGGCAATAACTGTGGTGCTGATGATGTTGCTCCTTTATATACAGGAACAGCTGGCGGAAGTTACGTATGGGAAGGACACTATTGTGATCCAGATCATGCTGCAACGGATGTGACCATTACTACTTTTTATGATGTAGGGGGAGCATGGGTTGCTGGGTTGCCCGCTAACTGGGCGTTTGCCAAAGATGACGTAAGTGGAGTAGCGGTAGATTATAGGTTTACACTAGAATCATCAAACGTCGCTTCCGGCTTAACTAGAATAAAATTAGAAATAGAAGATGCCGGCGGAAATGTTGGAACGCCTTATATATTAGAAATTGGCGCTGCATTTGATACGCTGACTAAAACAGAGGTATTATTAGATTATTCTGGATCAGCACCAAACGCTACAGGTGGCGACTGGATATATCCTGGCGTTACATACGATAATATATGGGACGGTAAGAAATTTGAAAATTTAAGTACCGATACATATAACGGCCACACAACAACTGAAACTGCCACTGCAACTAGTGTTTCCCCCAGCGGCGGTACTTTTGCGGCATTATACCCCTCAGCTACTTTTAGAATAGAAAAAACTACCTTCACCGACCCTTTAGAATTCTATTATAATTTAGAGCTTGACAGCGGTGCTTTAACACCTACCTCTAATAATATAGACCCTGGGTTGACAATAGAATTTGACGCGGCTACTTTAAATTCTGCTTTTTCAAAAACAGGAACTGGTGATCTTATATGGACACTAGAAGTTGAAGATATATTAAGAGCTCCTCTTGCGACTGGCAATATTACCAATATATCACCCAACGTAACCGGAGCTGGCCACACTTGTAATGATGGAGGAATGGCTCTAATAGCTTGGGGTTACGACACCGCTGGTACATATCACTCTTTCTTACTAAGAAGATTTGATATTGCAAACAACGGCGGCAGGCCTATCCAACACCAAACGCCCAACGTAGGTAGTCAGTTTTTTGCATCCAAATCATGGCAAGCGCCGTATGCGTACATATCAACACCGGCAGCAGTTGCAGGGCAATGTACTACTCCTGGCGCAACCTCGACATGGTGGCAAAGAGGCGGCAGTGGATGGCAGCTTGATGACACTGATGTAGATGAAACTAATGCTGGAGCAATATGGGATAAAAATAACATTCTTGCTAATTTACCAAATCAATCAGGTACAGGGCAAAATAATTACTCCTATATACCCGCCCTTCAAAACGCGAATTACCAAGCCAACAATTCTGTTGCTGGTTTATATAGGATGGATAACGCTACAGCAGCAACTATAGCGTCTACTATAACAAGCGGAAAAATAAACTTTATGGTTGTTGGTCTTGGGTTTGCTAATGGCCCGCAATCTGGCGGAACCCCTGCTACCTGTGATCCAACAAAAGAGTACCAAGCTTGGTTGCATGGTGACGCGTGTCAAATGAGAATATTTACAGAAAACGCTGCCAGTACAAATCAAATAGAAATAAAAGACGGAGCTAATAGCTTCCAAGCAGGGGACGGTAAGTATGTTGAAATAGACGTATATGCAACTCCTGGATCAAACGCAACAGTATTTTCATTTTAATATATGGCAAGAATAAGTACCTATGCACTTGATGCAAAGCCTGAGATTAATGATAAGGTTATAGGAACAGACAACGGAATCGGGGAAGCTCAGAGAACAAAAAATTATTCTTTAAGAGAGGTAATGGCTTTGTTTAATGAGCGAAACCTTGTTGCTGTTGCAGATCAAGTTATATTTAAATTTCAAGATGATATAACAGAGGGGCGCGAAACTGGTACAATTAGCTTTGAGGCTGGAGGTGGCGATGGAGCGACCATGTCTAGCTTTTCAGATATAATAGTTAGCTACAAAAACAGCGGAGATATACTTATTTCAGATTATATAAAAACATTTTTAGACAGGGATATTATTATAGCAGAGATGGGTAACATAAACAACTTTGTTACATGCAAGCTTGTTGATATTGAAGAAGACTTTGAAACTGGTTTTTTTAAGTTTTCTTTTTTTATACGAGAAAGCAATGGTAATATAAATGCTGAAAAACATTATATAATAAGTGAATACTCCAAAGGCGGAGACAAGTTCTTTGAGTACAGCCAAGAGCAAGCTAGTACGCTTTGGACGATACAACACGATTTAAACAAAAAACCTTCAGTTACAGTTTCAGCGCCCTTTTCAGATGAGGAAGTGGTGGGTAAAGTAAAATACGAAGATAACAACAAATTAACAATAACTTTTAACGCCGCATTTTCCGGCAAAGCTTACTTAAACTAACAACATGGCAGATATTAAATACTTAGTCGGATTAGATGTAGATGGGAACATTAATCTTAACACAAAAGAATTGCAGTTCGCATCAATACACCCCCTTGCTGCAAACCCAGCTTCCCCATCTCCTTCAATTGGTCAAACCTATTGGAATACCGTTAACGACGAACTAAGGGTGTATAACGGATCCGTTTGGATTGCTGTTGGGGCAGATACAAATTATGGCCAATGGCAAATCACTGACGGGACTCAAACAGATGACGTAACAACTGATCAAATTGTTAAGTTTGCCGCGGGAGCAGCCGGAACAGCAGGAGCGGGACTATCGGGGAGCGGAACAGCTCTTGACCCTTACGTGATTACTTACAGATTTCCAAACGACTTTTTAACAGGCCTTAGCTTTGACGATACTAACGGTATACTTACCGCTACTGTTTCTAATCAAACAAACGTTACTGTAGATCTTGACGGGAGATATGCACTAGCAAGCGATATTCCTACTAATATAGTAGAAACAATAACAACTACAGACGGTACGTATATAAATTTAACGCCAAATTCTCCCACCGATGGTGCGGTAACAGTTACGGCTGAGTTATCAGGGGTTGACGGTATTGCGGCAGAAACATCAGCAGGAAACGGCGTAAGATATTTATCAAAAAACAATAAGTGGGCTGAAATATCTTCTATACCTGGAACTTATGAGTGGGAAATACAAGGTGACACAGGTGGTCCAACAGCTGTAGCTTCAGGTGATGCTATTGATTTTGCAGGAGGAACTAATGTTACAACTGCTTTTTCGGGTACTACGCTGACTATTAACTCTACAGATCAGTTCCAAGGAACGCTTACTGGTATAACAGAGGGACCTGGTATTACAGTAACCGCATCATCTACTTCGCCTACTGTGGCGGTAGATTACTTAGGCGTTGACAACTATATATTAGAGCCCAACTCCCAAGTAATCGCAGATGCTGATGATATAATAAACTTCAGCGATGACACTGACAATAATGTAAAGAAAACCGCTTTAGGTGACATACCGATTGCAGCTTTGACAGAAGTTAAAACTTATATTGATAACTCTGTTGCGGGTGGGCTTATTTATCAAGGGGGCTATAATGCAGCAACTAATACGCCGGATCTAGATGTTTCGCCAAGTTCATCAATTGAAAAAGGTTGGACATATACCGTAACGGCTGACGGTAGCTTCTTTACAGAGCAAGTTAGAGTTGGTGATTTACTTATTGCGGAAATAGACTCGCCTACATCTCTGAGTGATTGGACAACAGTTCAGAACAATATTGACTTAGCTAGTTCGACGCAGATTGGTATTGGCAATGTCGCGGCCTCCACATCCGACTCTTTACTGGGCGTAAATGTAAGTTATTCATCAGGTACAGCGAGTGTTGGGTTAGATATAGACGGCCTGCCAAACTTTGGTAGTCTTATAGGCACAGACACAGCTTCTATAAAAATACCAGTATTTGACGGGGACCAAGACGACCGAAACGAGAGTATAGAACTTGAGCAACTTTTTAGTTCCAGATCAACAAGTGTATTAATCGGTAATGGTTCTGCAACTGGTATTCAAATCAAAAACTCTGGTGCTTCGGGCGCAAATAAAAATCATGGGCTAGGGACTAATTCAAATGGTTTTTTAGTTCAGCTTGTTGATACTTCAACTGGAGAGACGGTTTATGCCGATGTTCAGAGGGGTGCTTCGGGTGTTATTAATATTACTTTCAATACAGCCCCCGCAAGTAATGGAATACGAGTGCTAATACAAAATGTAAACTAGCATAATAAATATAATAAAATTTAGTATATGGCTAATCGTTTTTTAAATAACATAACGATTAATGATGAGTACACTCTGCCAAGTGCAGATGGTACAATAAATCAGATAATCACAACAAATGGAGCGGGGCAACTCAGCTTTGTAGACCAAAGCACCGTCGCTGCGGGAACTGCAACTTACGCGACCACCGCAGGCACCGCTACATACGCAACCAGCTCGGGAAGTTCAGATACCGCTAAATCATTGATTATATCTGTTAAAAATTCTACAGGTACTACAATCCCGGCTGGGTCAGTTGTGTGTTTTGATAACTCTGTTGCTACGCCTTCCGGAAATGTTATACCTGTAAAACTAGCAGATAGTAATGGCACTGATTCGATGCCTGGTGTAGGTATTACAACCGGCGCGATATTAGATACCTCTACGGGTCAAGCGATAATGTTTGGCCATGTCTCAGGGTTTGACACTTCTTCTTATTCTACTGGGGATACTTTATATGTTAGCGATGTACCTGGTGAGTTCACGACTTCAAGACCGCGTAATGTAAGATATATTCAAAAAATTGGTATAGTAGTAAAAGTACACGCTTCTAATGGATCATTAGAAATATTTGGAGCAGGTCGTGTAAATGATGTGCCAACACCTTTATATATAGACCACCCTAACCAAAGAGTTGGTATTGGTGCTTCTTTCCCGTCTGAAATATTAGATATAGAAGGAGCAGATCCCTCGGTATTAATAAAAAATACTACGTTTGGCTCAGGAGAATCTTCTTTAGTTTTTAAAACAGCAATGGGAGCTACTAATTCTTTTGCCTTAGATTCGACTAATGATTTAAATTACAAAAACACCCTGGGTGCATCAATTTTTACAATAGAGAACGGCGGCTTCGTTGGGGTTGGAACTACAGACCCAAGATGTCCTTTGCAAGTGTCTTCAGACGAAATTGATACTGATTTTTTAATAGAATCGGGTAACACACAAGCCAGGATGTCGATAAACAATACTTCGACGGGTGACTCGCAAATTAATTTTCAGCTGGGTAACACTAGTAGATTTACTATGGGTGTGGACAATTCCGATAGTGATAAGTTTAAAATATCAGGGGGCGCAGCCTTGGGGAGCAGTGATATGATAGTTTTAGATTCCACGGGCAACGTGGGGATTGGGACAACTAGTCCTAGTGAAAAACTTCACGTTGTTGGCTCAGCTCTTATTGAGGGCTCAAGTACAGAATTAAAAGTAAAAGGAAGCGGGAGCTACGACACAGCTAATATTGTTATGGGTAACGCTGCTCATGATAGCTTTTCAATAGATACTCGAAACGATCCAGGCGATAATAAAACAACTCTCAGTTTTGATTCTTATCTGACAACGGGTACATCAGCAATAACGCTTGGCGATAATTATGTAAATTTAAGTACAGCCGGCTCAACCCGGTTGGTGATCAATTCTTCGGGCAATGTCGGGATCGGGACGGGTAGTCCTGATACAAAACTTGATGTTGCAGGCAGAGCTGTTATAGGAACTGGTAATACACTTACTAACGCAACTAACGCTACCGTAATAGGTAATAGCAATAACCTTACAAGCGATACTATTGTCGATAACTACACAAATTTGGTTCTTGGGGATTATGGCGCGGGTCGTTATGCCAATACTGTAATTAGCGATAGAACATTAAGATTGGGTAGAGCAGATATTATTTCTAATTCTTCTTCCAACACAACTGGTATATTAAATTTTAATGATTCTGCAGAGGCTAACGCTGCTTACTCTAACGTAGGTGGGTTCGTAGGCTACTTCCCGCCGCCTACAACTACAAATGGGTATTACTTTTTCAGCGCCTTCAGCGAAAACGTACAAGGTAGTGCTTTCCAGGCCGGAGGAAGTCCAACAGCTTCCAGAATGAACATGTCAATGGATCCTAACTTAGATTGCGTTGGCTATAAATTTGATTCTAATACTAGTAGCGGAGGCGGTGTTTATTACACTGCAAGTCAAAACAACGCTAACGCTTCTTCTAGAGGTATTGTAACTTTTGATTGTAGACATCAAAACCAAAACTACGAAGCGCCAGACGGGCACAGCTTATTTGAAATAACTTCTGGTTATGGCAGAACTAAATTCATTGTAAAGCAAGCGAATGGCCAATCTAATGTTGGAATTGGAACTTCGAGCCCTCAGGCGCAGCTGCATATAGGTGATTCACAAAGTAATGATTCGGGACTGAGGTTTACAACAATAAACGGAGGTAATAACGATGCGGTTAACATGCACTTCTTAGGAACTCAGCCATTTTCTCCTTTTTATATATCTAGGAAAAATACAGGTGGAGCTGAAATACAACTCCAGTATGACGGGGATATAATATTAAATGGCAATAACGGCGATAATGTTGGGATTGGCACAACCCAACCACAACAGCAACTTCACGTAGCTGGTACATCTTTATTTGGTGGTAATATTTATTTTGGAACAGGCACGTCTAATTATATAAATGGAACCGGGGGTGGTTTTAATGTTTACGCTAATAGCAATTTAAAATTCGCTGTTAAATACGGAGGACACACAGAGGTGTATGACGATTTAGAAGTGGACGGGGACATGCTCTGCGAGGTTGTTGGTAAAGGCTTAGTGTTAAAATCGCCAAATGGAACAAGATATAGAATAAAAGTAGACAATAGCGGTAATTTATCAACAGAAACATATTAAATAAAAGAAATGGCAATAGTATATAATTGGAATTGTAAAACAGTAGATGTACACCCTCAAGAAGAGGGAGAAATAAATGTGGTATATAATGTGCATTGGATTTTAACCGGCACCTCAGACAGGCTCGACCCAGAGGGTAACCCGTATCAAGCAACAACTATTGGCACACAAGTTGTACCTTTAAACCATGACACTGAATTTATACCTTTTGAAGATTTAACAAATGAAATAATAGTTGATTGGACTAAAGAATCTATGGGAGAAGAAATGGTGGCTGATATAGAATCTGGCGTACAACAAATAGTTAATTTAAAAATAAATCCAATTTCTGTAACTATGACGATAGGGGGTTAAGTAAGAAACACTAAAACTACGTAATATATAAAGTATACCCGGCACGGGAAAGTGCAAACCAATAATAACATAAAAACCAAAACCAATGACGTTTTATTACGAGACTAATTCGTGGACTAGTCAACCACAACAAGACGAAAACCGAATTAAACTGTGGAACCATATAGCCGACAAAGTAAATTGGCGCATAGTTCAACTACCAAACGGTTATTACCAAACAGAATACCAAGATCTTCGGAATGAAGAAACCTGGAAGGATGTTACGCGGCGCGAAACAATGGAGGCCGCTGAAACTTCAATAGATAAAACTATTGAACACTACAAAAAGAAAGTTGAATTTTTGAACGGACCCAAAGTAGTTAAGACCTTTAAATAAGTACGCTGCTAGCAAAGAGTTAATTAAATTAAATTAAATTAAATGGAATACAATAATCCGAGCGAAATAGTAAAAACGCTCACTTTCGGCAGTGATGCTAAAAAACAAATTATCCAAGGCGTTGAAAAATTATCAAATGCTGTAAAGAGCACATTAGGCGCTTCAGGTAAATGTGTAATATATGAAGATGCCCTTGGTAGGCCGGTGATAACAAAAGACGGTGTAACCGTTGCAGAAAGCGTAGTCTTATTACATCCGGTTGAAAACATAGGGGCAACCTTAATAAAGGAAGCTGCTAGTAACACTGTAAAAGAAGCTGGAGACGGCACAACAACATCAACTGTGTTAGCACATTCGTTGTTAAAAATTGCAAACAAAAAATTAGATGAAGAAGAAGTTAGAGAACTTAAAGCAGGCATTATTAGTGGCGCTAACAAAGTTAAAGTATATCTTGATAAGTCCAGTACTCAAGTTGAAGGCGAAATGCTTAAAAATGTTGCTATCATTAGCTGCAATAACGACGAAGAGCTTGGAACCAAAATTGGCAAAGCTTATGAAAAAGTTGGAAAAAATGGCGTCGTATTAATGGAGGAATCCGATACAAACGAAACTTATGTTGAGTTTGTTGACGGAGCACAATTTGACAGCGGGTTAAAAACAACACATTTAGCTACTGATAAAAATAAAGGGATAGCTGTATTAGAAAATCCTTTTGTACTTATAGTATCTTCACCGATACCGAATATTAGAAGAATACAGAATGTGCTTGAGCACACTATAAAACAAAAAAGAAGCTTACTAATTGTAGCTGACGTAGAGCAGCAGCCTTATGCAACTCTTTTAGCAAATAAAGTTAAAGGTAATATAAAGGTAAATATAGTAGATCCGCCGGGGTTTGGGCCAACCAAGCAGCAGACGTTAGAAGACTTAGCGATGTTGACGGGGGCGAAGATCATAAATGAGGAGTTAGGAGACGATTTAGATTTAATAGACCCTAATGTACTAGGCAATGCGTTTAAAGCTGTTACGGACGATAAAAACACTGTTTTACAAGTAGAAGAGATTAACGAAGAAATTGCTTTGCGCATAATTGACGTTGAAAAACAAATAGAAGAAGAATCTAACCCGTTTTTTAAGAAAAAATTAGAACAAAGATTGTCAATGCTCACTGGCCAAGTCGGTATTGTATATGTTGGGGCAGATTCTAAGGTAGAGTTAAAAGAAAAGAAAGACAGGGTCGAAGACGCAATACACGCTACTAAAGCAGCTTACAAAGAAGGTATAGTTGCTGGTGGAGGTGTAGCTTTATTAAACGCCTCTACATTATTAAAAGCTAAAAATAAAGGCGAAGAGATATTGCTAGAAGCAATAAGATCACCATACGAGACTATATTAGAAAATGCCAATATACCTATTGCATATCCTCAAATTAAAAATAGAGGTATAGATGTTAAAACAGGTAAAGATGTTAATATGATTAAGGCTGGAATTATAGACCCTGTATTAGTTACTAAGTCAGCATTGAAAAACGCTGTAAGTGTAGTAACGACTATAATATCTGCGGATTGTGTAATCAGTAATAAAAGGTTGGCATGAAAGCGATAAATCACTTTGTAATTGTAGATAAGATAAAAGAAGCGCCGTCAAAAGTAGGCGGACTAGAACTTACTGAAAAACAAAATAAAGATGTACGTTACATTAAAGGCAGGGTTATTAGCGTAGGCGACCAGATAGACATGCTCCAAGATGGAGACTTGGTTAGGTATGATCGACACGCAGGGCATGGCATTGAATGGAAAGATCATTTGTATTATGTTTTAAAAATTTCAGATATAGTACTTATAGAATGAGGCTAAGCGGGCAAGACTTGCAAGATATGAATTTATTAAAGTATTACAGGCTTATCAGAAGATGGGCCTGTAAAACTTACAATTTAAAAGATGCTGATTTGGAGCTGCTTATTTATTTAGATTGCAAAAAGCTTTTTACACGTAATGATTTTATTAATGGCGTATACACTTATAGCTGGGATAAAAACAGATGGGAGCGGCTGCGCAGAGAAGGGTGGATTGATGTTTTTAAAGAGCGCAATAGAACAACCTCAAAATACGCGGCGTATAAAACGTCAAACAAGTGTAAATTACTTATTAAAAGAATATATAGAATAATGTTGGCCGAAGAAGATTTGCCAACGTCTGAAAGAAGTGCATTTTATAAAAACAAAACATATACTGATAAAGTCTTTAACAAGGCTATTGAAGATATGATTAACGATAAAGAACGATAGCATGAAAAAAGGAATAGGACCAAACAATTTAGGAGCGCCAAAATCTCCTACAAAAATATTAGGTGCAATTGCTGGAGCAGTAGCGCCGGCATTAATTAAAGGCGCGGCGGGTGCGTTGGCTGGAAAATTAATGGGCGGTAAAAAAGAGTAATGGCATTTAAGTTAAAGTCTAAAGGCGAAATATTCGGCATCAACGAAGAGTTATCTGAGTTTGGTAGACCAGTGTTTGAAAAATCTTTGGACAATGGCGTTATAGCTGAAGCGAATAGAGACGGCACTACTTTTATAAACAAAAATGTCTCTGCTCAACAAAAAAAAGAAGCGGTAGATCACGAAAACGTACACCACGATCAAATGCTTCAAAATAGATTGCAATATAGCAATGAGGAAGTGATTTGGAAAAAAGACACTAGATCTCCTGCTAGAAAATACGAAAGAGTTGGAGGAGCGCTTTTTAGCGCGGGCCAAAAGCTACAAGAAGGACACGCTTCATTTGAGTGGGAAGATGAAGCTTATAAAAACGATTAAAATGAAAGCAACACCTATAACGCAAAAATGTAAAAGTTCACCAATGAAGATGAACATGGCTTTGGTAGAAGGAAACGCCCAAACTTTAGATAGATTTGAAGATTCTATAGGAGGTATGGTCAGCACAGCTCTAGATAAAGATAAAAAGACTCAGCAAGTAGCTCCAGAAAAAGCAGCTACAGCCGAGCCACCAAAAGTGGACTATACTAAAAAATTTAAAGAAATGGGGGAAGATCTATCTAAAAAAGATTTTAATATAGAGATACCCGATATGTCAACAGCAATAAAAAACCTATCCGGATTTTAAAAACTAACAAAATGAATAAACCAATCACATCAAGAGTGCAGCACGCTACTGATAAAGGCATGGTTCGCCAACCGCTTTTAAACATGGGCTCCCCTGTAAAACAAAAAGTAAAGCTTGAAAACAAAGCTAAAGAAACTATAGAGCAAACGGATTCTTACCAAGGCGGCAAACTAGGCGTTCAAACATCAAAAACTACAGTTAAGCCGGATAAACTTGTAAAGGGTAAAGAAATAATGAAAACTGTTAACACGGATACTTACGACGGGTCCGGTGGATACGCTTCTGATAAGGATTGGAATGCGTTCTTAAAAACGCCTAAAGGAAAAGCGTATTTAGAGAAAAACACTAAGCAGGTTGGCACAGGAACATACGAGCCTGATACTTATACCCCAGGCACTACAACCAAAACTACAGATTTTAATTCATACAAAGTAGCTGTTAAAGGCGACGCTAAGCGCCCATGGCAAAGACGATTTGACAACAGAGGTATCAAGATTGGTGGAAGAGAGACTAGACAAGCTGGAAATAAAATTGATAAGACAAATAGAAAGCTTAGTGAATACGCTAAATTTGATACAAACAAAGACGGTAAATTTAGCGCAGCGGAAAAAAGTGTTATGGGTAAAGGCGGATTTTTAGGTTTAGGAAAATCACAAAAGAAGTTTGAAAAGCTTGGGCGAAAGCTTGCCGAAAATAAAGCGGAATATGAAGGATTTAAGGGTGGTAGAGATGCTGCTATTGCTCAATCTATACAATCAGTTAAAATGGGTAACAAGATTGATCTAGGAGAAAGAGATGCGCGTTTAAGCGACGCAGGTGGTTTTGATAAGCAAAGAGAAGCTTTATCAAACTCTTCAAGCTCAAAAATGAAAAGTAGTCCATATAAGATGATGCCAAAAAGCCCAGCTATGAAAGCTTTAATTGGTAATCAAAAAAATTTACCTGACGCTTTAAAACAAAAAATCTTAAATTCAAAAGGATAATATTATGGCTTATATTCAAAACTCCCCGTTTAAAAAAAGCGGGGCTTGGGCCAGAAAAGAAGGCCAATCAGAAACTGGAGGGCTTAACCAAAAGGGTGTTGATGCTTACAGAAGAGAAAACCCGGGGTCTAAATTAAAAACAGCAGTAACAACTAAACCTTCCAAATTAAAACCGGGTAGCAAAGCCGCTAAGCGTAGAAAATCATTTTGCGCTAGAATGAGTGGTGTAAAAGGTCCAATGAAAAAACCAAACGGTAAACCAACAAGAAAGGCTTTAGCGTTAAGAAAATGGAATTGCTAATGGAGATAAAAGGATTAGGGGATACCATAGAAAAATTTACAAAAGCAACTGGAATAAAAAAGCTAGCCGATAAAATCCCTGGCGGGTGCGGTTGTAATAAAAGAAAAGAAAAGTTAAATAAAATGTTTCCATACAAATGAAAAAAATTTGGGAATGGCTTACCGGTAATGTTATAAAAGAAGTTGGTGATGTCATTGATAAATTAACCACAACTAAAGAAGAAAAATTAGAAGCTCAGCGGTTAATAACTGAGATTCTTGAAAAAGCAGATAAAGAAGCACAAGAGCAAGTAACAGCAAGATGGCAAGCGGATATGAATTCAGATTCGTTTTTATCTAAAAACATAAGGCCCATGGTTCTTATATATTTAACTGTTATCTTTACAGCACTATGTTTTTTTGATGGCAATATAGGAGAGTTTAAAATAGCAGAAGACTATATACCAATTTTTCAATCTTTATTAATAACAGTTTACGGGGCGTATTTTGTTGGGCGTACCTGGGAAAAAGCAAAAAAATCCAGCAATAACAATTAAATTAAATAAAATGAGTAAAGTAAAAGATTTAGTATCAAAAATAGAAAACGACGAATTATCAGATTTGCAAGAGCTTGTAAAAAACATTAACCAATACCAATTACAAATTGGTGGTTTTGAAGCACAGAAGCATGACTTATTACATCAATTAGTTGGTATTAAGCAAAGCTTAAATGACTTACAAAAAAACCTTGAGGATAAATACGGGAATGTTTCTATAGATATCCAAAGCGGGGAAATCAAAGAAAATGACTCTCCTAAGAAAGATTAGTATAGGTAAAGACTATAAAAATGACGCCATGCACTACTCTGTTGGACAGGAAGTGTATGGTGGTCATACTATAGTTAACATTATAGAGGAAGAAGAAAAGTACTCTGTCTATATACAAAAAGGCAATGATGTTATACCCTGGAAAGATTTTAATAAAAATATGGCAATAGCCATTGAATATAATATTGAATACTAATGAATGGGGTTTTTGATTTTATTATAAAACCAGTTAGCAAAAGATACAATAATTCTAAAACAATTGATAATACAGAGCTAATATTAAATACCGATTTACAGGATCATAATTTTGTTTCAAGGATAGGTGTTGTAATGGGTTTACCTATAAATAACCAAACAGGTATATGCTTAGGCGATGAAGTTATTGTGCATCATAATGTTTTTAGAAGATACAGAGATATTAGAGGTATTGAAAAAAATAGCAGAAGCTATTATAAAGATGATTTATATTTTGTAAATGAAATGCAAATATACGCTTATAAGCATATAATTAAATGGATACCATTAACGGGATATAACTTCGTTGCCCCTATAAAAGAAGACAAAATGTTTTCTATTGATTTTGAAAAACCTTTAAAAGGCATATTGAAATATAAAGATCCAGCTTTAAAAAGTATAGAGCCTGGGGATATAGTCGGTTTCCGACCTGGTATGGAATATGAGTTTATTATTAATAAACAAAAATTGTATCGCATACCAACCAATCAAATTACAATTAAATATGAATATCAAGGAAACGAAGAAGAATATAATCCAAGCTGGGCATAAAGCAGTTGAAGAATTAATTAAAGTAGCTAAAGAGGCTATAGTCGATTCAGATGATGATATATCTGCTGACAGGCTTAAGAACGCAGCTGCTACAAAAAAGTTAGCTATATTTGACGCTTTCGAGATATTATCTCGTATACAAGATGAAGAAGCTATATTAGAAAATAAACCTAAAGAAGAAGAGAAAGCAAAAACTTTTTCAGGGTTTGCAGAAAGAAGATCTAAATAATGTACGAGCAAAATTTATATAGAGTAGATACTCCTATAAAAGCTAATACAATAGCTAGATTAAATAAATCAAAAAAGTGGAAGTACGGTTATAACAAAGAACACGATGTTGTAGTTATAAGTAAGACTGGGCAAATCGGTGAAATATATAATATTCAAAATTTAAGAATTGCATTACCAAAAACTCCCGCTAAAATAGACAAGTCACAGGATAAATGGGCTGCAGATGAGTACCCTAGCGAATTAAAAAGAATACAAAGCGTTTTTGATTGGCGAGAATATCCGGAAGACTTCAAAGAAAAATGGGAACCATATATAGATGAACAATTCAAACGCAGAGAAGAAGGCCATTGGTTCAATAATAAAGGCATGGCTACTTACATTACTGGCACTCACTTTATGTACTTGCAGTGGAGCAAGATTGACGTTGGGAAGCCAGACTTTAGGGAAGCAAACAGACTATTCTTTATATTCTGGGAAGCTAGTAAAGCAGACCCACGATGTTATGGAATGTGCTATCTTAAAAACCGTCGTTCAGGATTTTCATTTATGTCTTCAGCAGAAACCGTTAACCTGGCGACAATTACGTCAGATGCACGGTATGGTATCTTGTCTAAGTCTGGAGCGGATGCTAAGAAAATGTTCACAGACAAGGTTGTACCAATATCCGTCAACTACCCGTTCTTTTTCAAGCCAATCCAGGACGGTATGGACAGACCCAAAACCGAACTTGCCTATAGAATACCAGCCAGTAGACTCACTAGAAAATCCATACAAAATAAACAAGACCAGGAATTATTGGAGGGGCTCGACACCACAATCGACTGGAAGAACACAGGCGACAACTCATATGATGGAGAGAAACTTAAACTCCTCGTCCACGATGAATCGGGTAAATGGGAAAGGCCGGACAACATCCTCAACAACTGGAGGGTTACGAAAACAACATTAAGGTTAGGTAGTAGAGTTATAGGTAAATGTATGATGGGGTCGACATCTAACGCTTTAGATAAGGGAGGTGAAAACTTTAAAAAACTTTACAATGACTCGGACGTTACAAAAAGAAACCGCAATGGACAAACTAAGTCAGGATTATATTCTTTGTTCATTCCTATGGAATGGAATTACGAAGGATTCATTGACAATTATGGAATGCCTATATTCGAAGACCCACCAGCAGATTGCGTTGGCCCACACGGAGACGCTATCGAAGTCGGGGTTATTGAACATTGGAACAATGAGGTAGAAGGATTAAGAGGCGACCAGGATGCTTTAAATGAGTTTTATAGGCAGTTTCCGCGCACAGAAGAGCATGCGTTTAGAGATGAAACTAAAAATAGTATATTTAATTTAGTAAAAATATACGAGCAAATAGATTATAACGAAGATCTGTCAAGCACTAATGTAGTAAATATTGGTAGCTTTTCGTGGGAAAATGGAATAAAAGATACTAAGGTTAAATTTACACCAAACCCTAACGGTAGGTTTAAAATAACTTGGGTCCCTAATTATGAATTGCAAAATAAGCAATACACAAAAAACGGTTTTAAATTTCCAGGGAATGAACATATTGGCGCTTTCGGGTGTGATAGTTATGACATATCAGGGACAGTTGATGGCAAAGGGTCTAAGGGAGCATTGCATGGGCTAACTAAGTTTAGTATGGAAAATGCCCCACCAAATTCATTTTTTTTAGAATACATTGCAAGACCTCAAACTTCTGAAATGTTTTTTGAAGATGTGCTTATGGCTTGTGTATTTTATGGAATGCCCATATTGGCTGAAAATAACAAACCTAGGTTGTTGTACTACTTTAAAAGAAGAGGATACAGAGGCTACTCAATGAATAGACCAGATAAGATATGGAATAAGTTATCGGTAGCCGAAAAAGAAATAGGCGGAATTCCAAACTCAAGTGAGGATATTAAACAAGCCCACGCAGCCGCTATAGAGGCTTATATAGATAAATATGTAGGCTTAAAAGCAGATGGGCAATATGGGGACATGTATTTTAACACCACCCTAAACGATTGGGCAAAATTTGATATAAATAAAAGAACAAAGTTTGATGCGGCTATAAGTTCAGGGCTTGCTATAATGGCTTGTAATAGACATTTATATAGACCAGTTGCTCCTGTTCAAAAACAAAAGTTAAATTTAAATATTGCTAAATATAAAAATAGCGGTACAATATCGAAAATAATAAAATAACGTATGGCTGAGTCAGTTGTAAAAAGTTTTTTTCCTAGCCAAGTTGCTAGTGACGAAGAAAAAATGTCATCAGAGTATGGCCTTCGGGTAGGTAGAGCTATTCAGGACGAGTGGTTTAAATCAGACTCCGGCACTTCGAGATATAGAAGCAATCAAAATACATTCCATAATTTAAGGCTATATGCTAGAGGTGAACAACCAATACAAAAGTATAAAGATGAATTATCAATAAACGGTGATCTATCTTATTTAAATTTAGATTGGAAACCCGTTCCTATTATATCAAAGTTTGTTGATATATTAGTTAACGGTATAGCTGAAAGAGCTTTTGATATAAAGGCATATTCACAAGATCCTTACGGGGTGAGCAAACGAACAGCTTACATGGAATCTATCATACGTGATATGCAAACGAAAGAGCTAAATGAATTTGCGGAAGCTGAATTTGGTATTAATCTTTTTGAAAATGATCCAGAGCTTTTACCTGACAGCCAGGAGGAGTTAGAGCTGCATATGCAACTGACATATAAGCAAGCTGTTGAATTAGCGGAAGAGCAGGCAATACAAACTTTGTTAAACGGTAATAATTATGATTTAACAAAGAAAAGAGTTATATACGACCTATCTGTTATAGGTATTGGAGCTGTAAAAAATAGATTTAGCAAATCCGAGGGTGTCGTTGTTGATTATGTTGACCCCGCTAATTTAGTTTATTCGTACACTGAATCACCGTATTTTGATGATATATACTATTGCGGTGAAGTTAAAAGCATACCTTTAAATGAATTAAAAAAGCAATTTCCTGATTTAACGCAAGAAGATCTTGAGCAAATATCCAAGCAAGGCTTTCAAAATAACGGCTTTTACGATAGAACAATAAGAAATTACGATCAGTCTGATAGCAATACGGTACAAGTATTGTACTTTAATTTTAAAACTTACATGAACGAAGTTTACAAAGTTAAAGAAACAGCTACAGGCGCAAGTAAAATACTTGTTAGAGATGATCAATTTGATCCACCCATAGAGGAGCTTGAAAAGAATTTTGGTAAGTTATCTAGATCTTTAGAAGTTTTATATGAGGGCGTTTTAGTTTTAGGCACTAATTATTTGCTTAAATGGGATATGGCAAAAAATATGATGCGACCAAAAAGCGATCATACTAAGGTGCTTATGAACTACAGCATTGTAGCTCCAAGAATGTATAAAGGTAAAATAGAATCTATAGTCAGCCGCATAACAGGGTTTGCCGATATGATACAGCTGACGCATCTTAAATTACAGCAAGTAATGTCAAGAATGATACCTGACGGCGTTTATCTTGATGCAGATGGTTTGGCTGAAATAGATTTAGGTAATGGAACAAACTACAACCCGCAGGAGGCATTAAACATGTTTTTCCAAACAGGTTCGGTTATAGGTAGGTCTATGACCCAAGAGGGAGACATGAATCCTGGCAAAGTCCCTGTGCAAGAAATAGCAAGCGGGTCTGGCGGTCAAAAATTGCAGTCTTTAATATCTACGTATAACTATTATTTACAAATGATACGTGACGTAACGGGACTTAATGAAGCTAGAGATGGTAGTGCCCCAGACTCAAGAGCTCTTGTTGGCATTCAAAAAATGGCAGCGGCAAATTCTAATACAGCAACAAGACATATATTAGATGCTGGTCTTTTTATAACCGCTCAAATTGCAGAATGTTTGTCATTAAGAATATCAGATATATTAGAGTATTCACCATCAAGAGACGCGTTTATACAAAAAATAGGTGGTCATAATGTTGCTACATTAAAAGAAATGTCTGATTTGCATCTTTACGATTTTGGTATATTTTTAGAATTAGCTCCAGATGACGAAGAGCGTTCTATGCTGGAGAACAACATACAAACCGCATTATCCGCGGGACTTATAGATTTGTCAGACGCTATTGATATAAGAGAAATAAAAAATCTTAAACTAGCAAACCAAGTTTTAAAAATACGCAGGAAGCGTAAGCAGGAACAAGATCAATTAATCCAGCAAGAAAATATTCAAGCACAAGCACAAGCAAACGCCCAAGCGCAAGAGGTAGCTGCCGCCGCTGAAGTACAAAAGAATCAAGCTTTAACTTCTCAAAAAGCTCAGCTATTACAAATGGAAAATAATTTTGAATTGCAAAAAATGCAAGCTGAAGTTGCAGCTAAAAAAGAGTTGATGGCTCAGGAATTTCAATATAATATGCAGTTAAAAGGTGTCGAGACATCAGGTCAAGCACAGAAAGAAACGCAAAAAGAAGACAGAAAAGACGAAAGAACTAAGCTGCAAGCAACGCAGCAAAGTCAACTTATAGAACAAAGAAAAAACAATACACCTCCACAAAACTTTGAATCCAGCGGAAACGACATTATTGGCGGAGGATTTGACTTAGGTTCTTTCGAGCCTAGGTAATAATAATAGTAATAATTATATAATATTTTATCATGTTAGAAAACCAAGAAGAGGTTCTTGACTCCCAAGAAGAAGTCCAAGAGCAGCCTGCTGCTGAAAATAAAGCACCAGAGCAAAATGCAGATTCACCTGTATCCCAGGATGATGAAGGCACAATAAAAGTAGATTTTACTAAACTCAATAAAGAAGAAGATGCCGTTCAAGAGCAAAGCGCAGATGACAGCGATGCTGTTGTCGGAGAACCCCAAGACAGTAGCAACAGCGAAGAAGTGGTTGAAGAATTACGGGAGCCCGAACAAGAAGAATCAACTGTTCTCGAAGAAGTAACTGAAGAAGAAGTTGTTGAACAAGTAGAGGAGCTCACTGAGCAAGTTGAACAAGCTATAGTCCAAGCCGACGCTGGCGTTGATTTGCCAGAAAATATTCAAAAAGTTGTTGACTTTATGAATGACACGGGTGGAAGTTTAGAAGACTATGTAAAGCTTAATACCGATTATTCTGCATTAAACGAAGCGCAGCTTATTAAAGAATATTATGAAACCACTAAACCTCACTTAGACAAAGAAGACATAGAGCTTCTTATGGAAGACTTTTCATATGACGAAGAGTTAGATGAACCAAAAGAAATACGTAAAGCTAAAATTGCTTTTAAAGAAGAAGCTGCTAAAGCAAAGCAACATCTTGAAAAACTTAAAAACAATTATTACGAAGAAATTAAAGCTGGGTCAAAATTAAATCCAGAACAACAAAAAGCCGTTGACTTTTTTAATAGGTACAATAAAGAACAAGAAACCGTTAAAAAGGAAAACGAACAACAAGCAAAAATATTTTTACAGCAAACTGATACTGTTTTTAGTGAGAATTTCAAAGGTTTTGATTATTCTGTTGGAGACAAAAGGTATAGGTTTAAAGTTAAAGATACCACAGAGGTTAAAGACACCCAAAGCGACATCAATAATTTCGTCAAGAAGTTCTTGAACGACAAAAATGAAATGATAGACGCTAAGGGGTATCACAAATCTCTATTTACAGCAATGAATGCTGATGCTATTGCTAATCACTTTTACGAACAAGGTAAAGCTGATGCAATGAAAAGCAGTATTGAAAAATCTAAAAACGTAGACATGGATCCGAGAGGGACTCATGAAAAGGTAACTACGGCAAATGGTTGGCAAATACGCGCAGTTCCAAACAATAGTGTTAGTGGTTCAAAGTTGAAAATTAAAAAAAGATAATTAACCATTAAAAAATAATAAAATGGCATTTGCAACTACGCCAACCACGTTGGCAAACTTAAGTCACTTAACCCCACGCCCTATTAAAGGGTTGTTTGGTGACAACTATCTTTCTGTAGGAGAGATGGATTTTACACAACAATTTCTACCTGAAGTATACGAAAAAGAAGTAGAGAGATACGGTAATCGTACTATCTCTGGATTTTTACGTATGGTTGGGGCAGAAATGCCTATGGCTTCTGACCAAGTAGTATGGTCTGAGCAAGGGCGTTTACACATCGCTTATGATGACGTAGAAGTAGTAGACACAACTAATTTAACTTTCCCAGCTGGTCACTTGATTGGTCCAGGAATGACAATCGTTGTATCTAAAGGATTTACAACTCAAAAAGCATATGTGAAGGCTGTAACAGGGCAGAATGTAGAAGTAGACACTTACGGTGAAGTATCAGGTATTACAGTTACCGGTACTGATGTAAAAGTATTTGTTTACGGTTCTGAGTATTCTAAAGGAACTTCACAAGCTGGTAATTCAGTTGACGCTTCTTTCACAACTTTCAACAACAAGCCAATTATTCTTAGAGATAAGTATAATGTGAATGGTTCTGATGTTGCTCAAATTGGTTGGGTAGAAGTAACTACTGAAGCTGGAACTTCTGGATACCTATGGTACTTAAAGTCTGAGCACGAAGCTCGTATCCGTTTCGAAGATCAACTTGAAATGGCTATGGTTGAGGCAGAGAAATCATTAAATATCGATGGGACTACAAGAGATATCGCGCAAGCTGCTGGATTCGGTGGCGGTGGTACAATAACTGGTTCTGACGGTTTATTTTCTGTACTTGAAACTCGTGGTCTTGTATACAATGATGCTAATTTTGGAGAGGTTCCACCAGCAGGTGGTGGTGCACCAAGCCCAGGTTTAGCTGAATTTGACACTATATTAGCTGAGCTTGACAAGCAGGGAGCAATTGAAGAAAACATGCTTTTCTTAGACCGAGCTACTTCTTTATCAATTGATAATATGCTTGCACAGCAAAATACTTATGGAGCTGGCGGTACATCTTACGGTGTATTTGACAACTCTGCAGATATGGCATTAAACTTAGGTTTCTCTGGATTCCGTAGAGGTTCTTATGACTTCTATAAAACTGACTGGAAATATCTAAACGATTCTACTACTCGTGGATTAGTTGCTGATGTGGATGGCGTTTTGGTACCAGCTGGAACTTCAACAGTTTATGATCAACAATTAGGGAAAAATATCTCACGACCATTCCTACACATCCGCTACAGAGCTTCTGAAGCTGATGACCGTAGATTAAAGTCTTGGGTAACTGGTTCAGTTGGTGGTAACTTCACAAGCGACGCGGATGAAATGAATGTTCATTTCTTATCTGAAAGAGCGCTATGTGTACAAGCTGCTAATAACTTCGTATTGTTGAAATCAACAGTCTAGTATTACTTTAATGTAGTAATTACCCTCGTTGAATCTACGGGGGTAGTTATTACTTTTATTAACATTTTTATTATATTATATTATGGCTAAGAAAGCTAAAGCAGAAGAAACAATTGAGGTTGCACCTCAGCCAGTTGTTGCAAAAAAAGCAGTAACTCAACCAACTGAACCTAGTTGGGAAATTAAAGATAGATTATACACGTTAAAAAGCAATAAGCGACCTTTAGTATTTACAATACCTTCACGGCATACGGCTAAGCGACCATTACTTTGGTTTGACAAAGAACAAGGGTATCAAAGAGAGCTAAAATACGCTACCAATCAAAGGTCTCCATTTGTTGATGAACAAAAAGGGGTATCTACACTTGGCAGAATTGTAATGAGAGACGGTGCGCTGCGTGTACCAAAAGAAAACCAAGTTTTACAAAAATTACTTTCTTTATATCATCCATTTAGAGATGAGGTTTACGAAGAATACAAACCCGTACAACAAGCGGCTAGTCAGTTAGATTGGATTGAAGCAGAAATAGCGGCTTTAAACTTAGCTAAATCACTTAGCATTGATGAGCTAGAAGCTGTATTAAGAGTTGAGTTTGGCAATAAAGTAAACGAGCTGTCTAGCAGCGAATTAAAAAGAGATGGATTAATTTTTGCTAAAAGAAAGCCATTGTTATTTACAGAGCTAGCGCAAGACGATAATGTGCAGCTAAGAAACTTTGGTATTAAAGCGGTTGAAGCTAGGATTATTCAGCTGTCCGCAGATCAAAGAACATTTACATATGGCGATGCCAAAAGAAAACTTTTAACTATACCATTTGATGAAAACCCATACTCGGCATTAGCCGCTTGGTTTAAGACAGATGATGGTGTTGAAGTTTACAAGGCAATTGAAAAACGACTTTAATAGTCACTCATAGTGGTTAGGCCATCTTTGAGGTGGCTTAATTACTATAAATAATAAAATATGGCTGTAAGCATAGATACTGTTTATCAAAGGGTATTATCAATACTTAATAAAGAACAACGAGGGTATGTTACGCCTCAGGAATTTAATTTATTTGCAAATCAAGCACAATTAGATTTATTCGAACAATACTTTTACGATATAAATCAATTTGGTAGATTACCAGGTAATGACACTGAGTATTCAGACATGTTGAAATTACTTGATGAAAAAATAGCTATATTCGAAACACGTGACAATCTTGTGTATTCAATAGCGGATAATTCATTTACTCTCCCGCAAGATATGTACCGTCTTGGTACTGTGATATACAAAAACTCTACAACAAAACTAATATTAGATCCAGCTTTAGGGCCAGAAACACCTCAAACAACGATAGAGGAGGTTACTGTAGAAAGGATTAATGCAAACGAGTTTTTATATATAAACTCTTCTCCACTTACAAAACCTAAAAACGTTAGACCTATATATGTAGCCGACAACAAAGGACTCAAAGTATATGGAGATCAAGAAATACAATTGGATGTAGATCTAACTTATATAAAGCAACCCGCTAAGGTTGAATGGAAATACCAAATGGTATTAGGTGAAGCATTATATGATTCAACCTACTCTGTGGATTTCGAGTTGCATGCTTCTGAAGAAACTGAATTGGTTATAAAAATACTTGAGCTAGCAAGTTTGGCATCAAAGGAATTAGCTGTTACTCAAATAGCTACACAAGAAGAGGTTAGAAATACACAACAAGAAAAATCATAATAAATGGGATTACTTACTCAAAACAACGAACAATATTACCTCGGCGCAGATGGCCAGTGGAACAGCTGGGATGAGAATTATGGGGATTACCAATTTACTACGATAAAAGATGTTATTAACAACTTTATAATTTCTTATGTTGGCGAAGGTAAAATAATTAGCAAAATAAAAAGAACCGATGTTTTGTTTCACGCGATGCGGGGAATACAGGAATTTAACTTTGACATCTTACCTTCTAACAAGGCTGTTGAAATAGAAGTTGGACCACAACTATACTTTGTCTTACCGCAGGATTATGTAAATTACGTAAAATTAACCTGGAATGACAACGGGGTTGAGCGCATTATATATCCCACATCTAAAACAAGTAACCCTTTACCAATACTTCAAGATCACAATTACGAATATTTATTTGATCAGCAAAACAGAGAAATTCTGGAATCTCAAGAGTCTAACACATGGCATGATTTTAGGCAGCGCGGTAATGGCGCTGGTAATGACCTAAGCGAGCGCGAATTAGATTTAATTAAAAGAGGTAACATTGGGCAAAGATACGGCTTAGACCCGCAATATATGCAATCTAATGGCGTGTTTTTTATAGACCCAATACAAGGGTTGATTAGATTTAGCTCAGATATGTGCAACCGCATAGTTACTTTAAAATATGTTTCCGATGGATTAGCTACGGATGAAGAAATGGTAATTCATAAGTTAGCGGAAGAAGCTTTATATAAGTATATTGCTTACGCTATTTTATCCGTTAGGCCAAACATACCAGAATATGTTGTGCAAAGATTTAAAAAAGAATCTTCAGCAGCTAAAAGAAACGCTAAATTAAGATTATCAAATATAAAATTAGAAGAGATTACTCAAATAATGAGAGGTAAATCTAAGCAAATAAAACATTAATATGGCAGAATTCTTGCACACCTTTCGTGGCGGTAAAATGAACAAAGACCAAGACGAAAGATTAATACCAGAAGGCCAGTATAGAGATGCTTTAAATTTAGAGATATCCACATCTGAAGGATCGGATACGGGTGCTTTACAAAATATAAAAGGTAATACTGAGGTTTTAAATAAATTATATAATCCAACCACGAATTCTTTTATAGAATGGGGAAGTGATTATATTAATAGTTTAACTAACGCCATATGTATAGGTAGCTTTGTAGACACGTTGACTAATAAAATATATTGGTTTATATCCTCTAATGAAGTTAGTGTTATTGCGCAATTTTCAGATTCAGATAAAATCGTTTCGCCACTCTTAGTTGAAGACAAAACAATATCAAACTTTTTAAACTTTAGAAAAGAAAACTTAATAACAGGTGTAAGTGTTATAGATAATGTTTTATATTGGACAGACGATCAGACTGAGCCTAAAAGGTTAAACATTGATGACTTTCAAAATTCTACACCAAACTTTACAACTCATTCTAAAATATATACCAGAGACTTCGTAGAAGAAGATATTGCTGTAATAAAAAAATCCCCATTAACCTCCCCTAATATAGCAATGTTTGCCAGCGTTATTGGCGGCCCGGGTACAGGTATAACTCCTGTAACTTCTGAATACACTGTAACAGATCAAGAAAACTTTACATTTATACCAGCTAACGCTGATCCAGAAGACTACATTTCTATGCCCACTTATGCCGAGGCGCAAGAAAATCCGGCTAATTATCCCGCTGGGATTACAGGGCAAGTAACTATAACTACCAGCGCCGCCCCAACTTGGGCCGCGGGAAGTATAGTAAATTTAGTGGGTAGTCGCATAAACGACTCAAACGAAATAAACGAGTTTGGCATTAGAGCGGAAGTTGTATCCGGGTCAGGAACCACTTCTATTACTATAAATATTTTATCCATATCTCAAGATATAATTAAAGCCTATGATGATCTTGGTAATATAGAGCCAATTGTTTGGGAAATTCTATTAGAGGAAGACATGCCTATGTTTGAGTTTAGGTTTGTACGTTTTGCATATAGATGGAAATATAAAGATAATCAGTATTCTACTTTTTCACCTTGGACAGAGCCAGCGTTTTTAGGTAATGAATTTAAATATGTATCGTCTGATGCTTACAATATTGGTATGACCAATAATATAAGAAAGCTAGATATATTAGATTTAACGTGGGGTAACGACGACGTCAAAGAAATTGAGATTTTATATAAAGAGTCTATATCTAATGCTGTTTATCTGGTCGATACAATTGACGATAAATCAATAACTTCTTTTAGTATAAAATCTGAAATTATTGGCGCGGTCATTGATTCTAATCAAATAATAAGACCATGGGACAACGTGCCTCGTAAAGCTAAGGCGCTAGAGATAACGAAGAATAGAATAGTATACGGTAACTATTTGCAAAGCTACAATGTGCCCGCTGTAATAGATATCAGTGTAGACAAGCAAGCGCTAACGCATCCCAGCGCTAATGACGAGGATTTGTTAAGAATGCCTTACGATTCTATAAAGTCACTAAGAACGTACCAAGCCGGCCTTTTGTATCTAGATGAGTACGGCAGAGAAACACCTGTGTTTACAAATAATAACGCGTCTATAGCGATACCTAAGTCAGATGCCTCATCCGTAGTTAGCTTGAAATTTCTAGCTAATCACGCACCTCCTTCGTGGGCAACTCATTTTAAATATTTTATAAAAGAAACATCAAACGAATATTACAATTTAGCACTAGATCGCTATTACGATGCTGAAGACGGTAATGTTTGGTTAAGCTTTCCTTCTTCGGAAAGAAATAAAATAACAGAAGAATCTTACCTAGTATTAAAAAAACAGCACGACACAGATGTATATGTTGCAGAAGAAGCAAGGTATAAGGTTTTAGCTATAGAGCCTGAAGCTCCGGATTTTATTGCAACATTTAATAGATCTGTAGCTTTTGCCAGAGTGCAAATTGAGACGGGGTTTGAACCAGATTTTATTAGGCTAGAATTTAATGGGCCATCGGGTGTAAACAACCTCCCGTTCCAAGAAGCCTTTACATCAGAGCATTTGCTTGTAATAAGATTTGGCGGATCAAGAACAGCAGAATACAGAATAGCAAGTGGAGGCCCAACCGGGGCAGGCAGTCTTTACGAAGTTTTAATAGACGAACCACTAGGAGAAGATGCGAACTTTTTAAGTAATTTAGCGCAGGGCGCAACGGTTTCAATAAATGTTTTTAAAGAAGTTAAGGAAAACAAACCAGAATTTGAAGGTAGATTTTTTGTAAAAATCAATAAAGATTTTGCGTTTCAGGAAAATATAATTAAACCTTTTGACGCTATGCAAAAAGTGTACGGCGTTCTTGGCGAGCAGCGTATAAACGTATTTCTACAAAGCAGCAATACAGAAGGTAATGGAAATAGATTTGGGTGGAATTATCAAGATCCAGGAGAAGATGATGACCCCTGGTTTGAACTTTGTGGAGATGATTTTGCTAAGGAAAAAGTCATGGGCTTTGGAGCTTGGGGAGGCAATGGCTCCAACAAAAGTGAGAATACGAGAGAATGGTATAACCCACCAACAAACGGGGAATCATCGTTTGGATTTGGATGTGCTGGAGTTGGGGGTAGTGATTATTTAGGCCCTTTAGCTGGTGATATTGGCCAAAGCAACGGGCTATTGCAGCCGGGTGTTATGGTAAGATTTATAGACAGCAGAAACGGCGACAAAAGCAACGTGTATGGGGTTGAAGATGTAGAGGCTTATAGATCAAGAAGAGGCAAGAAGATTAACGTTGGAATATTTAATTGCAAACCAGATCCTGACGATGGTAACCACATGTATACTTTAGCTGTCAAGCTAGAAGAGCCACTCGGTCCTAATGGAAATATAGACTTCTTTGCAAAATTTCAGGGAGATAGAAATTCATTAGATAAAGATAGAGGCGGTTCTCTCCCTCACGTACAAGTTCTAGAAGAGGTTATTGGAGCGGGCAACAGAACTTTAACATCAACCAACCCGGCTATTTTTGAAACAGAGCCTAGAGAGGCAGTCGATTTAGATTTATATTATCAAGCCTCTGATGCGTTCCCAATAAATGAGCATGGAGTAGAGAAGACTTTGGATTGGCATAACTGTTATTCTTACGGTAACGGAGTCGAGTCAAATCGCATAAGAGATGATTATAATCAACCTGTAATAGACAAAGGACCAATAGTTTCCGCTCCACTGGATGAGCCTTACGGAGAAGAAAGAAAGCCTAACGGTCTTATTTACTCGGGCATATATAACTCTAACTCTAACATAAATAATTTAAATCAATTTATACAAGGGTTACAAATAACCAAGGATCTTAATCCTATATACGGCGGCATTAAAAAATTACATACAAGAGATACTGATCTTGTTACTTTTTGTGAGGATAAAGTATTAAAAATACTAGCTAATAAAGACGCGTTATTTAATGCTGATGGTAATACTAATCTTACTGGCACAAATAATGTACTGGGACAATCTGTTCCATTTGCCGGAGAGTTTGGTATATCAAATCATCCAGAGTCTTTTGCTAAGTTTGGATATAGAGTTTACTTTACGGATCAAGCCAGGGGCGCTGTTTTAAGGTTATCAAGAGATGGTATAGAGGAAGTTTCTAGATATGGAATGGGCGATTTCTTTAGTGACAACCTAATAACTAATAATAAATTAATAGGTTCTTACGATGTTACCTCAGGCGAGTACAACTTAACCCTCTCTAATTTAACCACAGAGTGGCAAGATAAATTATCTGTAAAGGTTTTTGACAGATTAAACCAAGATCCAGATTGCCCAACTCCTACTCAAAAGTTACCGACTACTAAAACTACAATATCTTTCGCTGAAAACATAAATGGCTGGTCTAGTAGAAAAAGTTTTATACCTGAAAGCGGTGCTTATTTAAATGATAATTATTATACATTTAAATCAGGAGCTATTTGGCAACATAAAAGTAATGAAAATTATAATAGTTTCTACGGTATTGGCCCGCAAAGCAAAAACGGCAAATACTACGAAAGCTCTGTTGATTTAATAATAAACGACGCTTCCCCTGTAGTTAAAGGTTTTAAAACATTAAACTACACCGGTACTGAGTCTTTAGAATACGTTTATTCTGTCGTCGATGGAGCAAATGACCTAAAAGAATTCTCTATAGCTGAAATTGTAGCACAAGGGTTAATACCAACTGGAGTTACAACTACTCCAGGATGGTATGCTAATTCAGTGTATACTGATTTACAAGAAGGGCAAGTTAAAGAATTTATAACAAAAGAAGGTAAGCACTTTAATTACATAAAAGGGTTATCAACGTTTTTCAACGACAACTGTGATACAAATGTTAGCTCACCTGAGTTTTCTGTGCAAGGTATAGGGAGAGCGGATCAGCTGACTGGTGACACAGAGCCTACTGCTTTTTATATAAATGTATGCATAGATCCTACATGTTATGTTGAAGAAGAGCTGCCTAATGTTGTAGATCAATTTTACGAAGGCACAGAAGATATCCCTTTAAACATACAGTTGCAAGGGCCTACTAATTGTTCACAAAGCGTTACATATAGCTTAGTATTGGACTCTACCTCTGGAGGTAATTTAACATTAAACTCAAATGGCTCTTTTATATTTAACCCTGATTTAAATTTCTTTGGATACGCAGGAACGTTTGTTGTTGAGGCATGTTGTGGCACTATATGTAATAATTTTACAGTAACTTTAGAATTTATTGAAGTGCCTGAGTCGCCTTATTTTGTAAGCACAGCTCCTTCTCCAAATTTATTACCAGGAGATTGCTTTACATATAATCCTATAATATTAGCAGACCCAGATCATGAACCACCAGTTTTATTTATTCAAAGACCTGTTCCTAATTTACCAGCATGGATGGCACAGCCTGAACCGCTAAATGATGGTACGGGTAATTGGTATATACCAGATAGTTGTGTGCCAGAAGGGCAGCAACCAGGGGTTATAGATTTTACTATGACAGTAGAAGACCCCGACGGAAACACAGGTACGCAACAAGTTGTGGGTGATACCCTCGCGGCTGCTGTAGCTAATTTAGAGTTTTTAATAACAACAAGGTTAGCTCAAACAAGTAGAACTTGGGTTGATCCAAACGCAATTGATCCCGTTCCTGTTCCAATGGCTGCCGTAGCTGGCAGTAATCACGGATGTGGCAGAGGTACCTATATGTTAACCGGTAATGGCGTGACATTTGCTAGGGTTTATGTTGGTAATACATTTAATGACTTAACACCTCAAGGGGACCATTGTTTTGATTCATTTACTACAGACTCTAATGGCAATCCGAATAGCCCAACTGGAGATGTATTATGGACTGGTACAATACCCTCTGCTGTTGCGCAAGGTATTACAGATACTGATTTAAGGCACCAACCACCATTTCAAAAATATATTACCGCAAATGACACGTTTGACGACACCAGAGACAGATACAATTTAGTAACTATAGATATTGAAACAGCGCAGCAAATAATAGCTAACTCTCCTGATCCTAATAATCCAAGCTATATTGTTTTCGGATTAGTCCCAGATACTTATGTTGCAAACGGGGTGTTAAACACACACGGAGACGGCGTTACAATGCAAATATTTAAAGAAGAACAAGAAGTTTATTCCGCTGTGCAACCAAATAACTCTGCACTTACATTGGATGTTTTAACTGGAGATATAATACCTTAATATGAGTAATACAGTAAACGTAGGAAATTTTTCAGTAGAATGTTTTCATTCTCTAGATTTTATAAGAGTAGGCGAGCCGCTAGACGATTACCAGCAGGTAATACTCACGTTAGTGCCTGATGCGGGATATTCTATAGACGCAAATAATTTTAGCGTAATATTACCATATCCCAATTATGTTTCTTCTGTGGCGTTTACGCAAAGCAATATAAACCCCGCAAATGTTATATGCACTGTAATATTACAGCAGGGAGCGGTTATGCCTAACCACGATATAATAATAGACTTATGTGTAAAAGGAATAGCTACTACAGCCGAAACGACAGTATCAGGGACAGTAACGTACGCACAAGCTATAAATGTATTACCCGCAACCTTGAACGCCTCATATTCGTCGCCTGGTAACTTTGGTCAAACAAAAAACGTGTTTACTCAAGTGATATCAGCTGAGCCTGGTACTTATTTCGTCAATACCCCTGTTATAGCTATAACAAGTGGTAATATGGCTGACTACAGTGTATCGTATTCACACTCTACAAACGCCCAAAACCAAGTAATAAGCACGACTATAGAAGTATTTTATACTTTTGGGAACTCAAGTATTGCTGGAGATTCGTGGGAAATAGCAGCGGTAGCCTTTGCCCCGTCGTTAAAAATAAACTCTTACTCTTTTGATTCTTCAACGCTGCCACAAGCGGGTGATACAAGGGCGTATACCGTATCGGGTGATATTGGCGCTGAATACATATTGACATCCAATAAACCTATATTTTCCGGTAACACTATATACAATGGAACAATACAATCTACCGGTAGCGATATTGTTATGGCAACATTCCCAGCTGTAACAAATAATGAGGTGTATAGCATAACAATTGACGGTATATTTTCCGGAAGCTTTAGCCAGCAAACTACTGTCAGTTTAAATCAATATATTTCTATAAGCGTAACATATAACACGTTTACAGCTAGATCTATAAGTGTTTCTCCTGCTAATTATATTTCAACTGGACTATCAAAACAGCCCGGAACACCTCTTAGTCTTTCTTTTAATATAACCAATAACACGGGGAATACGTTAATTGCACTGTCCCCTATAACTGATGCTTATATTATAAATCTACCGGAATATCCTATAACTTTCGACGGTGGTGGATCCAGCGATGTCCAAAAAGTAACAGACGTAACCGGCATAACAGCTGGAATGAGCTTTTATGATACTAATTTGCCAGACGGGGTAACAGTATTGACTGTAGATGCAGTTTCAAAAGAAATAACCTTTAGCGACACAATAACAGTTGTAAATAATTCCACCGCGACGTTGAGCTTAGCTAATAACAATCAAGTTTTCCTAACTAATATAGATATGGAAAATGACCCTGGAGATCCCAATAACTGGACATTAACCAGCGAGGTATATACTCAGGCTTATGGATGGGATGACGTAACGTTTACATTTGACCTAGACGCTATACTGGTAGTTCCTGATCCTTCTCCTAGTGTAACTACGCAACCAGGAACAGTCGGCGCAGATCCGATAACTGGCTCCCCTGTTCTAATTGCAGGCGGGACAAATATAAATGCAAATGGCGGAACAATACAAGTGAAAGGAATACAAGCTAAAGACACCACTGCTGGCACGGAATATCAATTTTATAATTGCAATTGCAGCAGAGATACAAGCGACTTTACAGCTGAATTCCCCTTGCTCTCAGGCCATAGCTATGAATATAATGCGTATGTATCTAATATAGGTAGCGTTGGAGTAGGGGCAACATTAACATATACACACCCTTAATTATGGATGAAATAACACTAATATTCCCAGAGCCTATACAAGTTTCGGTTCAAATAGGAGATACCGCTTATTATACAAATGATCCAAATGGTGAAACAATAAATAAAATTGGTATTGTAACAGCAATAGATTACTCTAATAATGCTATTACATGCGAAATACAACCCGCCGCACAAAGACCATCACTTACTAGCTTTATATTGTTCAGTAAAACAAACTCAACAAATATAAATTCACTTACAGGCTACTATTTAAACGCCCAATTTAAAAACAATTCTTTAAATAGTGTAGAAATGTTTTCTGTGGGGACAGAGATTTTTGAGAGTAGTAAATAACACGTAATAATAAAACTATAAATAAATAAAGATATGTTACCAATATTAGGAGCTGTCAAGGGGCTCGCTGGAATTGCCGGCGGCATAATTGGTAGCGGTAAAAGAAAAAGAGAATTACGGGATGCTCAAACAGCATACAACAGGCAGATGGCTAATTTTAAAAATTTAGATACATCTAACGCGTATGCTAACATGGAAAATACCATGGAAGACTTAACTGTAAATCAAGGCCAAGCGCAATTTGCAGCAGAACAGCAACAGCAAGCCTTGGCGAATACCATGTCTGGTTTGCAGGGAGCAGCTGGCGGATCTGGAATTGCAGCATTAGCACAATCGTTAGCAGGCCAACAATCTCAAAATTTAAGAACTGCATCTGTTAGCATAGGTCAGCAAGAGCAGGCAAACCAAATGGCAGAACGCAACATGGCAAGCCAGCTTGATATGCAAGAGCGCGCGGGTGAATTGCAATCTAGGCAAGCTAAAAAATCTCAAACAGAAACGTTGTTGGGCATGTCTCAGCAAAGACTTGGTGCGGCAAAGGCAGCAAAAGCAGCAGCTACAAAGTCAATAATAGGTGGGGTTACTGGTTTAGCAGGAGCCGTATTACCGTCAATACCAGGCTTGGCCGAAATGGGTGGCGGAAGTGGAGACTTTGGCTTTATGGAAAATATGATGGGCGCACAGTCAGGATAAAAAAAAATATATGGCAAATCAACAATTAATACAAGGAGAATTATTTGCTGCAACTGGGGGGCTTAAAGATGGAGGCTTTTTAGATGTGGGTGGTATTGTAGGCGCTGAGCTTGAAAAAGCTAATAAAGGTATACAGGCAGGTAGAGAAAGAGCAAGGCGACTTATAAAAGAACAAGAAGTCAAAGCTAAAGCTGTAGATAAGCAAATAGCGGGGTATGTTAATAAAATGAAATCAAATGTTGATTTAACAGGCGTTTCACCAGAACAACAAAAAGCTATTCAAAGCTATTTAGTTAACCAAAAAAATGAATACGTAAAAGCTGCTAATGAAATAGTTAACTATTCTGCTAGTGACCCAGAGTACATGCAATACGCTGATATAATGAATTCGGTAAATAATTCTTTTGTCAACCTGTCTAATACATTAAAAACGTATAAAGCAAATCAAGCAGAATTTGTTGACGACTTTCAAAACAATAGGTTATCCAATGGTGACTTAGTGCGCAAAAAGCAAGCGGGAGAAATATATGACCCAAAAACAATCTTTAGTATAGAAAATGGGGATTTTGTTTTTAACACTTCAGATGGCAATAAAGTTAATTTTAGAGATTTTAAAAATCCATCCGAAAAAGCTTTTAAGACAGCAACGTCTATAGCAAACATCGCTAACACAGTATATAAAGCAGGAGCAAAGCTTAATCCAACGCAAGCATCAAGTATAAGACTGCAGCTTGAAGAGGCATTTAATACAAATCCCGACGCCCTGCGCTCTATAGCGGCTGACGGTTTTTTCAATGGTCAACCCATGGCTATTAATCAAGAAGCCTTAAATAATGTTGAAAACACGGATGAACTCCAAGCAATAGTTATAGATCAATTAATGGAGGGCATTTCATCAAGCGCGTTACAGGGCTATAATGACAAACAAGCTAAAATTAATAGAGGAAGCGGGTCAAGCACATCGGGTTATAAATCTCCAGAAACAAAGTATTTAACATCTGCAGAATCGCCAACTGGTAAGGCTGGTAACTTTGCTATTTATTTGCCTAAAGATCCAAATGGTAAAATTAAATATGTGCCTATTGGAGGAACCAACAATACTAACAATACGTCGACAACCACCACCACACCTACACCTACAATAGATGTAGATATATATGGAGAAGCAGAGAAGTTTATTAAAAAAACATATCCTAATCTTAAAGAAGGAAGCCAAGAGTTTGCAGACAAAGTGATGGAAAAATATAATTCATTGAAATAATTATGTCAAAATATAAATTAGCAAGCGGAGAAGTTGTTGATACTAAGGACTATACTGAAAATCAACTTACTTACTTTAAATACAAAAATCCTGACGCAGGCATTGTGGAGGATTTTCAAAACGGAGCTGTGGGGACGGATGCGCCTGCAACTCCAGTAATGCCAAGTCGAGCATCCATAATTGCGGGTGCTCCTCCTGCAAACGAACCCCCAAAAAAAGATGGGGATTACAATTTTCTACTTGGTTCTGTGGAATCAGTAGAGAATCGTAGTAATGGAATAGTAGCACCTAACTCATATTTAATTGAAAACCCTGAAGAACGATTAGTTTTAGAGGAGTACACAAATAAAAGAGGAAGAAAAGTAAAGAAATACGCTGAGCCATCTCAGGAAGAAATACTTAGGGAAACCATAGATAACTTAGATGAACCTGAATTTATTAGTAATTCAAGGGGTAGAAAAGTAAATAATCCTAAATACGTAAAGCCAGAAAATAGACCTTCACTAGAGGTTCAGACCCAGGCTTATATAAAAGACAACGATTTAGACATTGAGTTTACCAATAATTATTTTAATCCTAAAGGCGAAACTTGGTTTGTAGATAAGTACTTTGGTAAAAAAGAGCTTGCCAAAGCTGGTTTAACAGAACTTGAGATGCAGGACTTCCAGGGTATGTTAATGCGGGATGATTTTATTGATGGTTTCGAAGAAGATGTTGCTGATGGTGTATATGGCGAGCTTGGCGGTATGATATATACAGGAGACGATAAAAAAGTTATACAAGTAACTAAAGAAAGAACTTTAGCTAGGAAGCTTAGCCAATACATGGCAGACCGGGACGACAGGCTAAACAATAAAATGCTTGTCAATAATATACTTGAAAACCCGGGTGACTTTGATCAAAGCATGTCGTTAGACGAAGTTAGAGAAGAAGCTTACAAAAATAGCAATATTGGCTATACAGGGTATGATCAAGAGGCTGTAAAAGCATACTTAGGCCAAAATTTTCCAGCATTAATGGAAAAAAATGCAAAAAATCAAGAAAAGAAAAACGAAGCTTACTTAAAAAGACGAGCTTGGAACGCAAGCACAAACACAGCTGACCAAGGGGTGGCTAATTTAGGTGAGTTTATTAAAGGTTTAGGCACTGGTTTTTATAAAAAGCTAGACGAAACCGCAATATGGATAGACGATACTATAGGTATATTTGGCGGCAACGAAAGGGCCAAGCAAATGCGTTTATTGAATATAGAAGATGAAATAGCGGACACTGATTCGCTAGAATACTTTTATGCTAGTGGTAAAGGCACGACTATTGGTAGCGACACATATATTAAAGACGAAAGAGGCAATATATATAACACAACAGAAGGCGTAAATGTAAGTCAAATATTAACTCCATTAGAGCTAAAATCTATTTCACAAACAATTGACGCCGAAGGCAAACCAATGGACGACTTTAGTTTTCGTGGTGGTGCTATTATGGGTGGTGAAGTAACTGGCGGTATTGTTTTTGATGTAATAGGCACAAAAGGCTTGGGTACCGCTAGGGTAGCGGCATCAGCTGGTTACTTATCAAAAGCAAATAAATTAAGGTCAGCCAAAGGTTTAAAAGACATAAGCACAAGAGCGAGAGGAGCTAAAGGTAGGTTTATAAGTACCAAAGAAACTTTCGGAATGAAATTGCCATTTAATGCGCAAATGGTTGACGCTAGCATGTACTACTCCTTTGTAGGTGCTGTTACTGGGTATGAAAACACCATGAAAGCAGCTATGCAGGCAGGCCTCTCTAATGAAGTTGCTGAAAAATTAGCAGACGAAGCTCAGTTGTCAATGATGGCTCTTTACGGGGTTACAACTCCTATTAACCCAAGAATTGCTTTTGTAAACAAACTTGATGATATACTTATAAAAAACAAAGTTTTTGCAACTGCTGTAAATGAGTATAAAAAAACAGGTAGTCAATTATCCTTTATCGAAAGTATTAAAAATCAAATTAAACAAACAGGCTTAACAACCACAGGTAAAGGAGTTGCGTTTGTTAAAGAAGGAACCAAAGAGTTTATTCAAGAAAACGTACAACAATTTGGGGAGGTCGAACTTGTTAATGAAAAAATAAACGAATCGGCTGGTATGGAATTAATGACCGCTGATTATAGCAAAGATGATTTTATTAACACATCTATATTATCTTTTGCAGCAGGCGGATTATTAGGCGGCTTAAGCGCCCCAGGATCACGTGTTAATTCTAATAAAAGATTACAAAATTTATATATACTTTCCCGCGATTTAAAAGGCACAAAAAAACGCTTTGACAGAATGATTGACGCTGGCAGATTGTCACAAGAAGATGCAGACGGTATACTAGAGCAGGCCAAAGCGGTTGGGAATTCAAGCAATAAGTTTCCTGCTTGGATGTTAAAGACTCCAGATGCCCTTATAGAAGCTGCGGTTGTGCAATCTAAAATAGAGGCAGCTACTAACGAAAGATCTCAGCTGGCGCCTCCTATGCGCACCGATGTTGATGCTCGCTTAGAAGGATTAAACAACGAATTGTTAGCTATAAGAAATAAAGCCGCTGATGAGTTAGTTGTTAAAGAAACCGAAACTATACAAGGTATTGTTGGTAAAGAAAATGTAACAGTTTATAATTCTAAAGCAGAAATGGAAGCTGCTGGATTATCAGACCTGGATATGAATTCAGATGGGTTTATTGAGGTTGATGGCAAAATAATTATAAACAGAGAGCAAGCGGCTAATGCGCAAGCTATATCGGTCGCTTCACATGAGTTACTGCATAAAGTATTAAAGTCTGAATTTAAAAATAATCCTGAAATGAAAAGGGTTGTTGATGAATTTAAGCAAATACTAAAAAATAAAGGTGTATTTCAGCAAATTGAAACGCGAGCAGAGATGTATCGCCAGGAGGGAATAGGAGATGTAGATGGCGCCGATATGGACGAGTATTTTACATTCTTTTCTGATGCTATATCCAAAAACGAAATACCTTTCCAGGCGTTAGAAGAGTCACAATGGGTTAAAATAGGTAAAGCTATAGCCAATTTGTTTAACACTAGATTTGGAACTAAGAACTTAAAGTTCAATAGCGGACAACAAGTATTTGATTTTATTAAAGACTACCAAGCTGGTATTGAAAAAGGCAAACTTACGGGTCAAGCTAAAAAGAAATTAAAGGCAGGCGCTGAAGTTGAAGGCACAAATAAAAAATCTGTTAGTGACGCTGCTAAAAAAAGCAACGCTAAACTTGATGCGGTACCCAAAGACAAGGTTACAGGCGCTGTAGCGCAAAACACTATAGCTACTGAGTTACCTAAAATGGTAAAAGCACAAATAGCCAAAAGGTTTAATTTACCGCCGAGTCAATTAAATGAATTTACCGATGATGTTATATTTAAAATGTACGCAGGCCAAGAAACCACTAAGTATGACGGAAGAGGAACATTAAGTGGATTTTTAGGAGGCAGAATAAAGTTTAGAATTGAAGACGTTGTAAGAGAGGAATATAAAAGACCACAACAAGAAAGATTATATTTAGGTACTGTTGATAATTTGCAGGCATCAGATCAAAAAGATCTTGAAGGTAAAAAAACAGCAAAACAAACAGTGCAAAAACCTGAATTTGTAAACTTAGTTGAAAGCAAAGTATTGCCAGATGAAATGGCTGCTAAAGTAAAGCAAAAAGTTGTATCTACAACTCGTGTACTTAGATCTAGAATTGATGCTGCCGTTTCCTTAAATAGAACAGTAACTCCTTTAATAGCTGAAATTAAAAAAGAAATTGGTAAGCAAGCAGACATTGAATTTAAGAAAATGCTTGGAGCTAAAAAGAATAATGAGCTTAGGGATAATTTACTTAAACTTAAAAAACCCATTCTTGAAAACCTTACAACTACATTTTTAATGCAAGCCATGCCGTTTGCAATACAAAAACAAGTTGATGGTAGATTTACTTCTGATTGGCAAGGGCAAAAAATTGATAGAGAAAGCGTAGAGACTGATAAAGCGGGTAGGACTTCAGGTGCAGAAATTGTAAGAAGAATACCTAACCCGGTAAACAATGTAAGCGATCAGGATTTCTTAGGTTACATGTTCAAAGGTGAAGAAGTTATTCGTGGCCGTAAGGAAGCTTTAGCAAAAGCGTTAGCAGAAGAATACGCTTTTGATTTATACAACCAAGAGTTGAAAAATGAAGATAGCGAAATTCGTCAAGCGTTTGAAGCTAATCAAACAAGGCTCGGTGTTGAATTATCTGAAAATCTAGCACAAGAATTTTCAAGGCAATCCGAAAGAGGCAATGTAAAAAGATCAGTATCTAGGCTAAGCAAAGAAGATGCTATAAAGTGGGAAGCTGGTAAAGATAAATTCTTTGTGGATATCAAAGCATTACTTAATTCTAATGGCGCCATTAAAGAAAACGCTATAAAGAAAGCGCATAAAAATAATTATCCTGATTTTACAGAAGCTCAACATAAGGCCATATCTAAGCAATTTTTTAGATTACTTAAGCCATTAAAAGGTATAGATGTTGAAACTTCACTCAAAGAAGAGGGGAAAACATTTGAAGAATATTTAGTAGATATAGCTAAAGATATAGATACCAATGAAACAATAGCTAAAATGACTGGCGTTGAAGGATCTATTGCTTCTTTGTTTGAAAATTACAATAATGTAATGGACGCACAAACGGCGATTGAAGATGTATTAAAAACTTTAACTATACAGGAAGCGGTTGCTTTTACAAGTACCTCATTTGCTAATTCAGGTAGAATTGGATTATGGGTTGATGGGGAATTGGATTTTAGCAAGACGCATCGCTCCGATTTATACTCAGGCAAAGAGCAAGTTATAGAGGCACTTAACAGAGCAGGCTTTAAAATTAAAAGCATATCCAATGCTGAAATAACGCTACAAGACGGTACTGTATTAAAAAGAGAGTACTCGGCAACAGGCAATGTTCTTAAGGGACATCTAACCGGTAAATTTGACGCGGAAGCTGACAAGGCTAACGCAAATGCGGCTTGGAAGTACACAACCGCAATGATTAAAGGTATTAAAAATTCGACTCCAGAGGTTCAAGCTATGGTTATGGCTTCGCTAAATTCAGGTACAAATACAGCTTTAAGAGCGGCCGCGCCTGTTACATATAGAAGTTCAGTGTTGCCTTCTCAAATAACAAAAGACTATAGGTATGAGCATGGAGTTCCAGCAAGAGTGGTACTTGCTCATTTGTATCAATCAATAGTAAATGGTGATACTAGCATAGATATAAAAGCTTTAAAGGCAGATTATCAAGTAGCTATTATCCCAGTTGAGATGGATAAAGTTATAGGCAAATCAGGTTATCAGCAAGTTATGATAGCAGGGTATAAGCCAGGCGAAACGCCTTGGTGGAAAAGATATTATAACTTTGCAACAAGAGGCAAAATACAATACGCGTTAGAATCATTAGAAGACGGGTCTATTATCGGACAACAATATGCTGACTACTTTAATCAAAAAGGTGTTAAGCCTGAGGTTAAAGCAAACGCTGAGGCTGAGGTTAAAAAAATAACTACCCAGCAAAAAGCTATTAACAACGCTCGCAAGCGTTCTTATACTAAAAATCCTAAAGGTATTAGTGTATACGATTTTGATGACACACTTGCATTTAGCAAAAGTCAAGTTATAGTTATAATGCCTGCTGAAAAATCCATGCTTGATATCGCAGCAAGAAGATTATTTGGAGAAACAGCTCTTAAAAACAAACCAGGCTTTTTGAAAACGTTCGACAGCCTTAATGAAGAGCAACAAGCAAAAGTTTTAAAAGACGTACCCGGAGCAACAAAGAGAATTACGCCTGCTGAATTTGCTAAGAAGGGAGAAGAGCTAACGGCACAAGGAGCTAAATTTGATTTTAGTGAATTTAACAAAGTAGTCGAAGGAACACCGGGTCCATTAGCACCGAGGCTTAAAAAAGCAATTGAAAAATTTGGTAATAAAAATATATTTGTATTAACAGCGAGACCGCAAGAATCGGCAGTTGCTATACACGCATTTTTAAAAGGCCTAGGTTTAGAAATACCGCTTGAAAATATAACTGGACTGGCTAATGGTGCTCCAGCTGCAAAGGCTGCTTGGATGGTGACAAAAGTAGCTGATGGCTTTAATGACTTTTATTTTGTTGATGACCATCTTGGTAATGTTAAAGCAGTTAAAGATATTCTTAATACTTTTGATGTAAAAGGCAAAGTACAACAAGCCAGAGTAAAAAGATCAGTAACATTAAGCAAAGAGCTTAACGATATGGTTGAGCGTAACAAAGGCGCTAAATCAGAAGCTATTTACTCTAAAATAAAAGCTAGAAAAGACGGAGCTAAAAAAGGCAGGTTTAAATTCTTTGTTCCTTATGGCGCTGAAGACTTTAGGGGTTTAACATCATATACATTAGCTGGCAAAGGCAAGCAAGGGGAAGCTGATCAAAAATTCTTTGAAGACAATTTAGTAGTGCCGTACATGAGAGGTATATCTGCTATGGAAAAAGCTAGGCGAGCTCTTAAAAATGATTTCGCTATGTTATTAAAAATGTTTCCTGGAATGAAAAAACGTTTAGGTAAACAAATTGGCGATACAGATTACACTGTCGATCAAGCGGTGCGTGTGTATTTATGGACACAGCAAGGGCAGGAAGTCCCTGGTATATCTAAAAGAGACCAAAAGAAATTAAATAGCCTTGTGGCAAATGATCCTGATTTATCAGCGTTTGCCGACGGCCTTCAAACAATATCAAAGCAAGAACAATGGCCAACCCCCGCAGAATACTGGGCAGCAGGGTCTGTGTTAAAAGATATTAATCAAATAAACGAGGTTGGAACAAGATCTGAATACTTACAAGAATTTAACAATAATGTAGATATTATATTTGACGAAAACAATTTAACAAAGCTGGAAGCTACATATGGCACTCGTTATGTAAACGCCTTAAAGAATTCTATAGCTCGAATGAAGTCCGGTCGCAACAGACCAGCGCAGCCTGGCGCTTACGAACAGCAATGGTTGAACTGGGTTAATAACTCTGTAGGTACTATAATGTTCTTTAACCGCAGATCAGCAGCAATGCAGATGTTGTCATTTGCTAACTTTGTAAACTGGAGCGATAACAATCCATTAAAAGCTGGTATTGCATTTGCAAATCAACCGGCATATTGGAGCGCATGGTCAAAAATATTTAATTCCGACAAACTTAAAGAACGTCGCGGTGGTTTAAAATCTGATGTACAAGAGCAAGAAATTGCTAACCAAGCTAAAAATAGTAAAGACAAAGCAAGCGCTGTGATTGCATACTTATTAAAAATAGGTTTTACGCCTACGCAAATTGCGGATAGTTTTGCTATTGCAACAGGAGGAGCTACATTCTTAATTAACAGAACAAAAACTTATAAAAAGCAAGGTTTATCAAAGGCGGAAGCGGAAGCAAAAGCATTTGAAGACTTTAGTGCCATCTCCGATGAGACACAACAATCAGGTGATCCTATGTTGGTATCTGCACAACAGTCGAGCCATTTAGGACGTCTTATATTGGCTTTCCAAAACACGCCGATGCAATACACTAGATTGATGAAAAAAGCTGGCCAGGACCTTATAAACGGTCGTGGAGATGCTAAGACTAATATTAGCAAGATAGTCTATTACGGGTTTATACAAAACCTTATATTTAGTGCGCTGCAAAATTCATTATTCGCTATGTTACCAGGATTTGATGATGAAGAAGAAGACGATGAACAATACGAAAAAACTATTAATACAAAGACTGAAAGAATTGTTAATTCTATGGTAGACACTATTCTTAGAGGATCTGGATTAACAGGGGCGGTAGTATCAACATTAAAAAATGTTATTAATAGATATTATAAAGAAGAGAAAAAAGGATTTACAGCAGATCATGCTTACACATTATTAGAGTTAGCAAACGTATCTCCACCTATAGGATCTAAAATGAGAAAAGTATACGGGGCAATTCAAACTAAAAAGTTTGATAAAGACGTTATAGCCGCGCAGGGTTGGGATGTTACATTACACGGTAGATTTAATATATCTCCTAATTACGAAATATTAGCATCACTTTCATCCGCTGGATTAAACTTGCCACTAGATAGAGCGTTAGCCGAAATAGACGGTATATCTGAAGCCCTTGATGCTAGGAATACATCTTATCAAAGATTAGCTTTAGGATTAGGATGGAGAACATGGGATGTAAAAGCCAACAAGGAAGAGGAAGAACTAGTAAAAGCTGTAGCAAAAATTAAAAGAAAAAAAGCTGGTATAGAAAAAGCCAAAGCTACAAGAGCACAAAAGAAAAAAGAAGAGCAAGGGAGAGTGGCTAACATGACTGAAAAAGAATACAACGAATACATGGACGCCAAGATATTAAAAAGAAGAGAGGCCGCTAGAAAAGCCGCTGAAACTAGACGACAAAATAAATAACTATGTATACACCTATAACTAAAAAAGCAAAATGCAAAAGCATTTATAAAGACTCTATGGACATTTCTATGAATGCTGACGGTTCAGGCGGTGCCTTTAAGTCCCCTATTAAATTAAAAGACGCATGCTATCGTAAAGCCAAGGCTAAGTACGACAAGTTTCCCTCGGCTTATGCTTCTGGTTATATAGCTAAATGCAGAAAAAGAAAGGGTAACATAAAATGATAGAAGCTTTGCGACATGCACTTGGTTTATGTGGTGAGCATTGGCATCCTAATGTATTCACGGCCGTTGCATCTATTCCTTTTGTAACCACTGCTGTTTATTACATAAAATGTAAATGCGGCGTATGGTTTAAACATGATAAAAGTTGTAATAAATAATTATGGGATTTCAAATGAAAGGATCTCCGTTTAAAGTACGAAAAACGGAAAAAGGCTTAGCCCTTAAGCGTTGGTTTAAGGAGGAGTGGAAAACACCTAAAGGCAATGAAGATTATACCAAAGGCGAAAACACATTTCGCCCAACCAAAAAAATATCCAAGGATACACCGTCTACATGGAGCGAACTAACTCCTGCTGAAAAAGCTCGTGGTCAAAAAGAAAAAAATACCAAGGGAAGAGTAAGCAGATATAAAAAGAAAAAATGAGCTTGCAAGAAATAAAATTATACGCTATAAACGGCAGCACATTAGGTGTAACAACTTTTACTCAAATAGAAGATGGTTTAAAAATAATGCTATTGCTGGTTACTATAGGATATACTATAGCAAAATGGAAAGACATTAAAAAGAAAAAGTAATGATGAAATATTTTAATTATTCGGAATTTGATAGCCCTGATGTGCAGGGTTCTGGCCAGATGATGGATAAAGATTTTTTAGAAATACTGGATCAAGCTAGAGATCGCTTTGATAAACCCATTAATATTAATTCTGGCTTCCGTACACCACAGCATAACCAAGATATTGGAGGGGTAGAATCGTCCTCACATTTAAAAGGTTTAGCAGCGGATATTGATTGTCGCAAATCAAAAGATAGATTTGAACTTATTGATATATTTTTAGACTTAGGTATAAACAGGATCGGCGTTGCAGATACTTTTATCCACATTGATGTCGACCCTGATAAATCACCTAATGTAATTTGGACATATTAACTTAGTCGCAAGATTCGTCTAAACGAATAAACCATTCGTCTATTATAGGCAAAAAATACCATTCTTCATTACAATAATTTCCTTCATTTCCTATTATAATTTCATCCTGCCCATAAAATCCACCGGACACTGTTAATATTCTTTGCTCATTAATAGTTTCTATAAACCAATCATATTCTGCAGTAGCATCATCAATAGACCAATTAAATTCATTAGCAGCGTTGATTGGTATAGAGTACATACTGCCCTGGTTTGAGAACTCCCCTGTTCCTTGATTAACAATCCAAGCCCAACTTCTAAATGATTTTTGAATCCAAGTCCCTTCGAATATAAATTCTTCTTGTGTTTGTGAAGGCGATTGTAAAATAAGGCTTTCTTCTGTACAAGAAATTGTAAATACTAATAATAATAATAATAATTTTTTCATAATTTAATAAAATAAAAAAAGGAGCGCCACCACAGCGCCCCTAATTAACAACTAACTAACTAACCATCACACGCAAGGCAATCTTCACTCATCGCTTGCTGTGCAATATCTCCACGAAGAACACTCTCTGTTCTCGTATAATACAAAGTCTTTATTCCGTTCTTCCATGCTTGCATGTGCACCTGGTTAATCCATTTTGGTGTAGCAACGCTTGGAAACGCGAGATTCAAACTAACCGACTGATCTATGTACTGCTGGCGAATGCCTGCTTGATTTACTAGCTCTAGTTGGTTTATTTCTTTAAAGGTTTTAAATACTTCTTTGGCTGGTATATCATGAGCTAACACTATATCGTCTAGCTCTTTAATATCTTGTACACTACCGCCATCAGCAAGTATCTTATCCCATATTTCATTTGTATTTAACTTATGCTTTCTTAAAAGCTTTAAGAGCGTGGGGTTCTTCCTAATGAACGTACCCTTCGCACTTTGTTCCGTGAAAACATTAGCGGCCCAAGGCTCAATACCAGGACTAACGTTACCGCTAAGCTTACTATTAGACACAGTAGGAGCAACAGCCCTAAGATGGGTGTTACGATAACCAGTGCCAGCACACCAAAGAGGTTCGCCGTAAATTTCCGCAAGGTCCATAGATGCTCGTTCGCTTTCGATTTTGATTTGCGAAAATATTTTCCTAGTTTCAAATTGAGCAAGTAAACCTTCAAAAGGAATTCCCTTTTCTTGGAGATACGTGTGCCATCCGAGCACACCCAATCCAAGCGCTCGTCCCTTTGAAGCAGAACGAACGGCATTTTCAAAACCTCTAAGTCCTTTGGCCCTTTGAATAAATTCCTCCATAACGCCGTCAAGAAACCACGTGGCGTCGTATATAAGGTTAGTACCTTTCCATTCTTCATATTTAGCTAAATTTAATGATGATAAGCAACAAACAAAGCTATGACTCTCATCTGTGTGTAATGTTATCTCACTACAGATATTTGTCATATGTACTTTTAATCCGTTTTCTTTATATGCTTTTGGATTTGCCTTGTTAGTGTTTCCTTTAAACATGATATACGGTTCTCCAGTTGCCTTTCGCTTTCTAAGTAGTTTACTCCATCTATTTCTAGCATTCGCATCTCCTTGTTCAAGCTTACGCATAAACTTATCGCCAACAACTGCGCACTGATGTAGATTAAGCGATTGTCTGTTAACATCGCCTTTAGGTTCTCTGATTTCCAACCACTCCTCGAAGTCCTCGTGGTCAATGTTGATATTAACACTGGCAGCTCCCCTTCTGACTGATCCTTGATTAGTTGCAAGAATTGTTGAGTCGTATATTTTGCAAAAGGGGACAACCCCGTCTGATGTTCCATTACCTGTAATTGTTGCGCCAGCGGGTCTGATTTGATTTACGCCAATGCCAACTCCACCGCCGTGCTTAGCGAGTAGCATCATCTCTAAATTCTTTTGCCCTATATCTTGTATTGAGTCAGCAACATCAATACCAAAGCAACTAATAGGCAGACCGCGATCGGTGCCAGTATTACTAAGAACCGGTGAAGCCAAGCATAGCCAGCCGTTCCAGATATATTCAAAAAAAGTTTCCGCCATTTCTGGCTTATATAATCTGCGAGCAACTGTCTTAGCAACCCGCATGTAAGCGTCTCTCGGTGATTCGTCGTACAATAAATATCCCCCGGATATAGTCTTCTTGTATACGTCGTTATTACCCCATGCCGGGTAATCCTCACCTTTTTTCCAGTTTTCATTCCACATTATGTAAAGTATAGTATTGTGTAAGCTATTGCTACGTTTAAATTGACTGCCACTAAGTTCCATTGCTTTGCAACAAATACTTGTGGTATTGATATTATGCCGGCAATAATATATACAACTATGCCGGTCGGATCTGGCAGGAGGTGGGGAGCTGTCATCATAAATCCAGTCCCCATATATCCTAACCTATTTGCTATCCTCTCGTGAGGCTTTAATCTTCTTTGTCTTACAAGCGCTTTTAATAAACTACGCTTAGTTGTAGAGGTCTTCATATATTTCTTCTTCGGTTATTAAATTACCAAATGTTCTCGAAGTCTTCACCTTCACCAGCTTTCGAATAGTCCGTCGGCCGAACCGCGAAAAAATCAGTATGAGTGACCCCGCCGGTAAGATGATAGAACCAATCAAGATTAGCCGCTGCATCTTTGTCATATGCGAAGTACGAGCCAAGATCAACATAACCAAGTTCCACCAGTTTTTCATTTGTTCTTTTCTTTATAAAGTGTTTTAAATCATTTGACTTAATGCCTTCAATGTCACCCATTTCAAACATCTTATCTATATACTTGCATTCAAGTTTTACCATTGTTTCGGCAGCGGCAATGATATCTTCTCGACATAAATTCAATAATTGATTATTTTCACTGCACATATCGCGAAACAACTTACAGCCCATTTTACTGTGCAAAGATTCATCTCTTACGCTCCACTTCATTTGCTGCCCTATACCTTTTAATAAATTCCTTAATTGAAAAGAATAGAGAACAGCAAAAGCAGAATATAAACTAACCCCCTCAGCAAAAGCGCTAAAAACAGCAAGAGACTTGCCAATACCAACAGAGCTTGTCCCGCCATAAGCAACCAGGTTATCAAACCTTTCAGCAGTTGCAGGCTCATGGAGAAAGGCTTCATAATTTTCAAGACCAAGTGTTTCATTTAAATAACTATAGGCTACAGCATGTATTGTTTCTTGTGATCCGAACATCATAGCCATTTGCTGTATTTCGTGTTTAGGAAACCATGATACCACTTTTTGTGTCCAGTAATCTGAAACAGCACATTCGGTTTGTGCAAAACCTAATAGTATATTGCCTACTAGATTCTTTTCTTCTGGTGTTAATTTTTCTTTCCAATCTTTTATATCGCCTTGCATTGGTATTTCAGTATGTAACCAGAATGCTTGTGCTTGTTTTAACCAACCTTCCGTATAATAGTCAGGATATTCAAATGGTTTGTACGCTACGCGCTCATCAAACAATCCCATTATTTATATATTTCAATTGCTAAATCTATAAACGGCAAATAAAACACATGCGTTGTTTGATTATCCTCTTCATAACTTCTTGCGCCAAATAATATACCTGGATAAAATCCAAATGATACTGCCCAGGCCGGGTTTTTTTCTTTATCCATATACTTTTATATTGTATTTATCCATTATTTCTACTAATTCTTTGTATTTTACTTTACCTCGTACGTCCCAGCTCCATTTAATAAACTTATCAATTTGACGCTCAGCATACTTTTGTCTTGCTAACCGTTTCGCTTCGAAAGGATTATGCTTATTGTCTCGTCGCATTCTTTTTGATTTTGTGGTTTGTACAATGTTACATTAGGGAATTGACTCATAACTAATCTTTTAAACAACTTCCAACGCATTGGGAAAGATTCATTAGCTCTGCCTTTTGTTTCAATTATAAAATCTTCGCCAATAAAATCAGGTGTGTACTTAATAGGTAATATGCGTTTGCATCCTCTGTTCTTATAATCTCCTTTGCCATTAGCTTGCCTTTCATACACTTCATTATCAAAATGAAAACCAGCAAGCAAAACAAATGTTTCACCTTCGTATTTGGCTTTAACTTTTGCTTTTTTTAAGGCCATATACATATAACGCTCAAGACCTGAAGCAAAGTTGATACCATCATATGATACCTTCTTTGCTTGTACCGGGCCACGCTTTTTGCTTTTTCTTTTATAGGGTTGTCTCCTCATGGATTTCTATATTTCTTAATAATGCTTCCTGCATTTCTTCCGTGCTTGATTCTTTTAATTTTTGCATGTATAGCACAGCATCCATTAATTCTTCTTGCAAGTGATTAATCCAAGCAAACAAATTTGATTTGTCATCGTTAAGCGTTACGCCGTACTTTGCAAAGCCTACGTCTGATCTTGATACAAATTTATTTACAACACGTTCTACAACGGGATCTCTAAACTCTATTTCTTTTTTAGTCATAACATTTCTTTTAATAAATCAGTAGCTTGGTCAGCAGTTATTCCTGTTTTAACAAATGTACCATTGTGCATTACGCCAGTTCTATTTGCTATTTCAACATAAGCGCCATCAATACAGTCTTCTATATTGTAACCCTCTTGAAAAGCTAAATTAGTTAATACAACAACCATATCACCTATAGCGTCTTGTATTTCAGGCTTGTCATTGACAAGTAACGCAGCTGCCAGCTCGCCAGCTTCTTCTATAAGTTTAACATATTGCGTATGTGAATTGCCATTTTCATATATACCTCTTTCAGCAGCCCACGATCGTATTAAATCGAATCTTTCGCAGCCCGTGTCGTTGCTTATACATTTTTCTTTTGGAGTATGCTCTAGATTAAAAAAGGCCTCATAGAAAGCCTTATTGTAAATATAGCTTCGATCATCATTGTACATCGAGGTTCTTGCATTTTGCATTATCCAGGTTATATGTTCTTTTTTTAGTTTAAACTTATAATCTGGAGTTTCCCATTCTAATCCTATGTTATCCATAAGATTTCCTTTAAGCTTATTTATAGGAACAGGGAATGTTGTTGTTTGTTCTGTTGGATTTACTCTCATATTTGATTTAAATAAATTTTTATATAATGTTCTGTCTTTTCTGTAGCCATAAGACTGTTGAAGTTCTATCTCTTTGTTAGATATTAAATTAATATCATCACTTGTAAATAAAACTTCGTATTCGCCTGGCGCATAACCTTGTTGCTCCGTAACTCTCTTATTAAGATTACGTGTAACTCCGATTTTTTTACCAGGAATGTGATAAATGTTGTACATATTTTTGTTAGTTACCAACACTTAAATCTGCTTTTATTGCAGGTAAAGGATTGTATTTAATTAGTTTAATATCTTCGGCCTCTGGAATATATAAGTGATTGTTATTGTTAAACAAACCTTTGCGTAATTCTAATTTAGGCAATACTCTTTTTGGTCTATCTAAATATACTTTAGCTTGTTCTAAATGATTATTATATAAATGGCAATCGCCAAGTTGACCAATAAGTTTACCAGCTTTTAAGTTAGCTCCTTTAGCTAACATTTCCAGTAGTAAACCGTACATTGTAATATCGTATGGTAAACCTAAAAATACATCAGCTGATCTTTGCTGCCACATAAGATCTATAACACCATTGTTTATATAAACTTGAAAAGCATAATGGCAAGGAGGCAATACCATATCATTCATCTCGTGTGGAGCCCATGCGCTAACCATAAGACGTCTAGAGTCTGGATTAGTATTGATGCTATACACAAGATTTTTAAGCTGATCTACGCCATTAAAATCACGCCATTGTTTTCCATATACAGGGCCAAGAGTTTCATCTGTTCTGCCTGAGCGTTCATAATCTGGTCTCCAGTATTTAACACCGTTATCTTCTAAATACTTAAGATCAGTTCTACCCTGTAATATCCAAAGCAATTCTGTTCTTGCCGCATTAAAACTTATTCTTTTTCCTGTAAGTATAGGGAACCCAAGTGACATATCATGCTTAATCGTTCTTCCGAAGACAGACTTCGTCCCAGTCCCTGTTCTATCCGCCTTGTCAGATCCTCCGTAGAGAATTCCTGCCATAAGTCCTCTATATTCATTTTCTATATTTATCATAATAATATTTACACATTTTGTAGTATTCTACCCATATTGTTTTTCTACAATACTTGCTTGGCGATATATTTGGTTTTTCCCATTTTTGATATGGGCCTAAGCTAATAGCTATATGCCAGTGATCAGTATCGTTTTGTATACCATAAGGCGATATTCTTATGTTGTTTTTAACGCAATATCTATATGCTTTCCATTCTACGTCGCTAGCTGTATAAGGAGGCATTGGTTTCGCCCGTTTGCCATATAAACTTGGCATTATTCCCAGGGCATTTTCTCGCCAGCAAGATTAACTTGCTCGTGAGGAATAAAACAACCGGACTTTGGTTCCCATTTAAAATGAGCTTCAGCTCCATTCTCGCCTAAGTTTTGAAACTTAACTTTAAGTACTTTAGCCTTAACAGTTTTAGCTTCATAATCTCTGTGAACTAATAACCCATGATAACTAGCATCGTACCATTCACCGCCACCTTTAATATTATACATTGACGGCTCTTCAATTTTGCCATTGCCATCTTTGTACATCTTAGTTGGGTGCGCTACAATAAAAACTAGCACATCATACTTCTTAGCAAAGATTTCAATCTTAGTTAAGTATTCCATAGTATAACGATTAACGTCTTCTGTTTTACAATCAACGTCTCTAACCTTATTATATGGATCAATAACCAAACATTTAATACCTTTACGTTTAACAAGCTCAGCACCTTTCTTCAATACAGATTCTAACGTGTAGCGTTCCATATCTATATGGAAGTAATTAGTATTACAATGATCTGCTACTTGATTCCATCGATCAGTACCAATATCATCTCTACTCGGCATGCCTTGCCAAGTTTTACGCATTAGCTTATGAGCGTGTAAATATGTTGGAACATTTTCTGGCGAAGCGAATGCCGTTTTCCAACCGTAATTAGCGTTATACCCAACAACCATTTGGTCGACAAAGTCACTCTTCCCGGAGCTAGGGATACCAGTGACAGTAATAAATTGACCAGTGTAAGTTGAGAATATGTCATCAAAATTTTGTAAGCCAATTTGGAATCCTGGTTTAAAGCCATTACGAACAAAGTCGGTAACTTCGTCTTCAATATCCCTGAACGTTGTAACATTCTCCAGCGGTACTGGCTTGCTTCGCGAAATACGCTCTGCCAATTTTTCTTTTCCATGCTTTATTAAATATTCGTTAGCGTCTTTGCAATCATCAAATGTCGCTATATAACATACCTCAGAGCCTAATCTACGTATTAACTCTGTTTGCAAGGCTTGACCAGCTTCGTCTGAATCTACGGCCAATATAACCTTCTCTTTGTCTTCGAAATAATCTATACAATTGTCTAAGTAATCTAAGTTGTTAGTATTAAGTGTTGCGCCATTAGGAACAGATATTGCATTTGTTATACCAGCTTCATGTAACGCTAAGACGTCCATTTCACCTTCAACAATAATACAATATTCCCACCCTACAATGCTATCTATATTGTAGAATACTTTTTCAGCACCCTTATATAATTTAAAGTTCTTTCTTCCATCACGGTATTTAACATTAGTTAATTCGCCGCCCATAAAATAATTGAACTTTATTACATTCTCGGTTTTACCGGTCTGAGGCATATATTCAGGGCCCTCCTCAATCTTTAGATCGAAGAGAGTTTCCTGAGATATACCACGAGTTTTAAACCATTCAATTACTTTATCACTTACAAATTCAGGCCTATCTGGATCTGTTTTAATTTCAGGCTTAACATATATTTTTTCAGCTTTGCCTTTACGTTGATAAGTATGCAATTGAAATGATTTATTACAATTATGACAAGTACCGAGACCCCGTTCCCAATCGTAAGAAGCGCATTTTGCTTTTTGATTCTTGGGTTTTCTATCGTGGGAGCACACAGGACATATGCCCTGCGCCTTACCCTCTTCAAGCTTATGTATATTGAACTGGTCAATAACAAATCCATTGATCTCTGTTGTCTGCATTTAATTTAATTAATCTTCTATTAGTGTTACATTACCATTACTGTCTTTAGTTATACTAATGTAATCGTTTTCGTCTACCATTCTTCTCTGCATTTGGGACATATGTCGCAGAAGTCATGCTCCTCTTCGGACATTTCTTCCATACATATCTCGCATGTGTATAGCATTAAAAAGGTAGATCATCTGCAGGTGCCGCTTGCCCCACTGGAGCAGCTTGCATTGGCTGGTCTTGTCTTGGTGCGGCGGCAACGTTATCGCCGTTAGTCCAAACAACTTGAACATTACCTAAGTAAATTTTCTTTTGTTTAGCTTCGCGCTCCTCTTTTGATTGTGCCACAACTATCGGACCTTGATTATTGAATTGATCAAGCTCGTCATTAATAGTAATTGTTACAGGTAAATACTTACCCTTCTTACCAGTAATGATTTTGTCTGCCGGTATTTCCGATAAATTGATACTCGCTTTAATTATACTTGCCATTATGTATATTGATTTAACTGATTAAACATTCTTTGCAACTGATCTTTTGTTGCGCCGCTATTCCGCCTTAAGTTATCTACGGCTTTTACATGGTTCTGGTTGGTGTAAAAATTATTTACACTTGTTTCCATTCCTGTTACTGTGCATACTTTTGTTTGGTTTTTTCTGGTTCTTGCCATTTTTAAAGGGTTTTATTAATAAAATGATTTGTTGGATCGAAGTCCGGGTTTTGGTAAAACAATTTATATTGTTCTGCCGCTTGTTGAACTTTGTCTGCACCTCTTGAATAAAATTCAGGAGAGCAATCAAATATTCCTATTTGGTGTGTATTCTTGTCTATAACTATAAACAACATTTCGTAGCCAAATAGTTTACTATAAATGTAAGCTTGCGAGTCGTAATTATACTTTGAGGCGGACCAGCGAAACTTTTCAATGTCACCCGTCGTTTTCAGATCAATAACTAATCCTTCTTCGTGGTTAACAATATCCGCTTTGCCTTTCCATTGTAATCCTTCTAACTCTGTAATTCCAGGCTGTTCATATATTACATCTTTGCCACGAATCAAACCACGACAGACATCGTTCTCCAACATTATGTCTGTCATTAATTCTATTTGATCCACTTCTTTTTGTAATAAACACAGCTCACCACCTGAAATCTCTTTATACGCTTTAGTATTCCGTGTTGAACTTTCCACTATCTTATACTTCTTAAGCTTGTCCGGCTCTAGTATTGCAGTGTGAAAGTAACCGCCAACCAAAAATGCAGATGACGGTTTTAATGGAGTGCCAAGCGCTAAAGGGTTTGTAAGTAAGGTGCTAATGTCGCTATTAGACAAGTATTGTTTACCAAACTTGCCATAATAGTTTTCATCGTCTCTTAACTTTTCAATAGCTGCTTTGTTTTTCATTTAAAGTGTTGTTAACGCTTTTTCAACTTCAGCGCTTAGTTTGTACTTCTTTTTAATTGCATCAAGCTTTCCGCCTTTTTGCACATAATCCTTTGCTTTAGCAAATGCTGGATCTTTAGTTGATGTTAATGTTGCACCCGCGCCTTTGCCGTGGTTATTAGTAGCATCGCTATCTTGGGTGTCATCTATTAGGAATAAATTACCTAACGCATACTTCTTTCCATAACTCGACGCACTACCAAACTGCTGAGGTGTTTGCATACCTTTTTGATTAATGTCGACACCAACTAAAGCCGTAGCGTGTATAGCATTTTCGCCATCAGATACAGTTGCCGTTGTTTGCATTATAGGCATATTGTGGTTGTCGATTAGTTCTTCATTAATCGTTACTGATACTCCTAACTCTAATAGAAAGGGTTTTGTTGCTTCGAGAATGTCTTCGGCTGATCTGAAGTAGTATTTGCCGAATGAATTAAATCTTGATTTTTTAGATTTAAATTTTGTCTGGATCGTTGCCAGTTTTTCATTTATGGTCATAGGGTTTTCTTATTTGGTATATTAATATAATTACACATTTTTATTTGTATTTAAGTTCATAACTTACAGATAATCAATCACTTGGTTTGCGTCAGTGTTAGCGATAAGTTTATTTATAGCCTCCCTTTTTATCTGTGAAACACGTACATTTGCAGTGTTTACATTTATATTTAATTTGCCCGCTATATAATTAGCGGAGTGCTTGTCGCAATCCAAACCATATGATAATCTCAATACTTCATATTCAATACCTGTTAAGTGTTGTTTCATTAAACTTAACAAATAAGCATTGAGTAAATTTATATTGTATGGCTCAGAATTATCTGGTATTTGAAACAATGGGTTTTCTTCCTCTGTATTATAATTGGCATCTATACTAGAGAATATAGAATTAAAAAACATAGTAACGATTTTTTCGTCTTTAGGATTTTTACGTATTTCATTTAACTTGTGTTCAGGAATACGTATATCGCCCCGGTTAATATCAATTGCACGTCTTATAGCCCCTTTAATTCTTTTGCTAAAAAAGCTTTTTAAAGTTTTTTCAATATCTTCAGAATCAATGAGCTTATCCCATTCTAATTTATCTACCGCTAACGTTAAACCCTTGTTGCCCTCTTGTATTAAATCATTTATACTTAATACACCAGAGGCTTGGTCAGAGGTCGCAAACTTACGGGCTAAGTTTTCCACAAGAGGCATGAACTTTATAATCATTTCATTTCTTGTGTAGTAATCATAAAACTTATTTTCAGGCATAGACCGTTTAAGATCTTCTTTGTACCTTATATAGTTTTGTACATTGTACTTTTTCATAGTTGTTGATTAAGTAATTCTTTTTCTTTTTTAAGTTCGTTACTCATATTACGATATATAGTTCTTGTAGAACACTTAAGCGCGTCAGCAAGTCTTGCAACTGTTATTTTAATTTGACTATCATTTGTAAGTAGCATTGCATCATATATTTCGCTTTCAGATATTTTAGATCTACCAACCAACTTGCCTACTATAGATAGCTTTTGTCGCATATCTAAGCCAGTAAAATCTTTGAATATAACTTTACGTAGTTTATTAGGCGGCGGTGTATCTAATTCCATTAATGAAACATCGTATATCATGCTTTCTCTAAGCTGATCTGAAACATTGAATGTTACAAACCCTGTGCGCTTATTACATATGTATTTAACAAGCCCTGCAAAGGCTTCTTGATCCAGTTGAGGATTAAGATACCATAACACATACAAATGCCATTTAAGGCTCTTATAGGTGTTTATTTTAGCCCGTGAATTAAAGAGTGTATAGCATTGATGCGTGCCACTCTCGTAATACCAGCCCCAGTCAAACGATTCGGTTGGTTCATCTGTTGTTGGATTTTGCCGGTATATAATACGATGCTGGTTTAGGTATTTGGTATTTCGGTCGTAGTATGACATTAGGTTCTTACTATTAATTATATATTAGCTATCGTCGCACTAGTAGATTAAAATCTTTAATCTTCTGTTGTACTTCTTTAAAAGCTTTGCTTTATTTTCTATATTGCCACCAAAAATAGTTATGTTTTTATTAAAACTATATTCGCTTTGAAAAGCTGCTTTCACTATCTCGTTATGCAAGATAGATATTCTATTTTCTAGAAACCTTACGTGTTCCGCTTTTCTTCGTTGCCTTTTTAATTTTTGTATTAATGTTCGCATAATTCGTTGATATAATGTGGTCGTATAATTTTTTGCTCATTTTTATTTTTTACTTTATGTTTATCTTGTTCATAATAATTCCAGTATGCAGCTAAGCTACTAGGCTCTTTGTATTCGTCAGGCATACATTGAGGTGGTTGGATAAATCCATTATCGGGCATACCTGAAGGCGGGTACATTAAAGCTTCACGACACTTAGCAATACTAAGGTGATGCTTATTGTATCTAGCTGTATACTCTTTACCTAGTGCAAGCATGTGATCGTACAGCCAATTGTAGTGGTGTATGCTATCACGTACCCATATAGTACTTGGATGATTAAGGTGTGCTTTCTTGTATGGCACGTTGTCGCCGTTGTTGTATACATGATGTGCAGTGCATAACATTTGCGCCGACTCCAGAATCATTTTAACCTTATGCTTGTCGTAAAAGAAGCTAGCTGCTTTAGCTGGGTCTGGGTGTAAATAAAATATATTCATTAAAACCTTTTGTTGTTAACTCTATTATAATGTTTGTCTAATAATAGGTGAGCGACTTCCTCGCTTATCATATTTTCGTTGTATAGTTGCCATATTAATTTACTCATAGTTACGTAGTGTTTTATACAGAGGATGACGATAGCTACCAGCTTTTGTACGTTCAAAGTATGTAAACGTAGCGCGCTTGCCTATATAATCATGTACATTGTCTAGAATGTATCGACGATCATCAAAGTTGTAGCCTTTGCCGATAGGGCAGCCAAACTCAACGCCATCGTCATCTTGCATAAGAAACTTACCGATTAGACCGGTAAATTTACCTTTGCCCGCTTCGTAGCCAACAATAGTAGCTTCGGTGTCGTGAAAGTCTTTAAACTTTTGAAGGTTGTAAGAACGTTTGCATTCATACGGTTTGTCAAGACGCAGTATAGAACCCTCGTAGCCATTAGCTAAGAAAGCATCGTTGTGCATGTTTAAAGCCTCTTCGTATTTATCAACTAGGTATGTGTTAGTAAATTTAACACAATAGCTTTCCGGCAATTCATTTTTAAGCCACGTAATTCGGCTAGAAAATTTAGCACGGCGTAGCGCAGGACCAGGAATGTAGTCGTAGCAATGAAACTGCACATAGCCGGCAGACTCAACTCGATCGCCCTCGGAGGGTTTAGTCTTACGAACAAGTGAAATGATTTTTTCGAAATCATCTTTTAGGTCGTGGTTGTATAGTTCGCCGTCAAGTATCACGTCAGGATACGTTTCGAAGAACGGTTCGAGGTTTGCGGTAA